CCGCGTTCTCCGTCTTCTTCAACGGGGGCGGCTGTCCGGGACCATCGTCGTTCTTGGGTGGAATCACGCGGAGGTCGTAAAGCGTGCCGGAGTCCGTCCGGTGTACGCCTTGCCGCCCTTCGGATGCCCACCTGTAAATGGTGCCTATCGGGCGTCCAGCCCAAACAGCAGCTACGTCGGCGCTGACCAGCAGCGGCTCCACGACACCCCCAAGGGCGGTTAAATGTTGGTTCAGTCAAGCGGACATAGCGAGAGGGCCCCCAGTCCACCTCGGCGTGTTGCAACGCCGCCGCGTGAACCAGAGGCCCTCTCGCTTGACATCCTGAAACTATCTAATCAGGATTTTACTTCGTACCCGGCCTGCTCGTCAATACCAATAAGCCACCGGATTTTAGCGCCGTCGCAGCACCTTGCCGCGTACGGTCGTGCCTCGTGAGCCGTCCTGTGCCTCACGAGCCGCACGACGCACCATCCCGAACCCGATCAGACCGAGTCCGCTGAGGATGCACATGCACACAACGATGAACCCCGTCAACGCGACACCCATCGCGACGAACGGCATCACCACGGGCAGCAGAACCAGCGCGCACAACGTGAAGACGACCATCAGGATGGCCACCGGCACGACCTGGTCCGTCAAGGGCCGAGGTGCGACGGGCTTCACGGTGGGCTCGGCGTACGCCTGCGCTGCCACCGCCATTCGCGCCCTGGCCTCGTACCAACCCGGGCACTTGACGCACGCGCAGTCGAGCGCGTGCCCGTTGACCGGGTTGACCGTGTGGCCTTGACGCGTGGCGACCTGGGCCGACCGGCGGGGCATGTAGCTTTCGCGCCATTCCCGCTCGGTCGGTTCGGCCACCTGAGCCTGACGGGACGTCCAGCCGCCGTCAGCCTCCAGGTCATAGAGCTTACTCACTCTCTATCACCTCCCTTCGGAGCACTTCCCAGTAAAACACACCCTTTGTCTCGGGCGCAATCCCCATTGCGCGCTGGCCGCCACTGCCCCCGGTGCGCCTACGGCAACGGGTTGACGATTGACACGACCGCGATCAACCTTCCGCCCTCGAAGCCCGTGAAGCTCGTCGTGGGGTCTCCGGCGGCCTTCCAGAGCACCCCCGCCCCCGAGGGACCAGCGAGGCCCGGGAAGCGCTCCGTGATGGCGTCCCGGGCCTCCTGGGGCAGTTCCTCCCAGCTCACTCGCGGGCCCATAGGCCCACGTACCGGCCTTGCAGGTCGTACGCCTGGAACTCGTCTTCACCGGTCTTGCGCCAGGTGTACGACTTGAGCGTGTCCATCTCGGCGTTGGTGCGGTAGCTGCCCTTGACCCAGGTCGGCAGGTCGTACCAGTCGACCGTGGGCGGCTCCTCTTCCTCCTCGGGCGGGAAGACCACGTTCCAGCAGTCCCCGCAGATGCCCGACTGGAACATCTCGCGCTCCGCCGGGGTCAAGTACGGGAAGATGTCCTGAATGTGGCCTTCCCCGCGCTGCCACGCGGCCAGGTCCTCGGACCCGACCGTCAGCCGGATTTCGCGGTCGCCCCCGTGCGTGCGGTAGACGCAAGAGAACTGCGCCTCCATCGGTTCGCCCTTCACAGCGCCACCACCTTGTAGAGCTTGCCGGTGTGGTCGCCCCGGACGATCGTGTCGCCGCCCTTGGCCGCCGTGCCGACGACCTCGAACAGCGTGTCGCTGATCTCGGCGTCGTTGCTGGCCGGTCCGCCGTACTTCCACATCTGGCCCCGGTTCACGACCACGCACTCGATGTTGGTGTCGGCGACCAGCCGCGACATGGCCGACTGGATCTGCTTGCCGTCGAGGCCCGTTCCGGCGACGAGCTGGTCGAGCGTGACGGCCTTGCCGTTGAACTTCGTGTTGAGCAGCGCGAGAACGCGCGGTGTGACGGGGTGTCCACCCATTGTGCTGGCTCCTTCCGGCCGACCGGGGCCTGCCCGGCGGCCTTGCGTCTGGGACAAGTAAAGCATGGTGTGTGCTCCTTACGCAATTACCGGGGCCGCGCCCTTCTCTGGGGTCTTCCGGGGCCTCTCGGCTGGCCGCCGGTCCTCTGGGCCCGGGACGGGGTCTCGTGCGCTCCGTGGTACCGTCCCGGGCCGTCGTGGGCATGGCTCGGCCCCCGTCCCCACCCGGGACGGGGGCCGTGGGGTCTCAGTTGCTCAGCGGTCGCCAGCGCCGGTTTGCGGCGGCCTGCTGCTCGTCGGCTGCGCGTCGGGTCAGGTCGGCGGTGTAGTACTCGCCGCGTTCCTCGGCCGCGTCCGCCTCCATGTGCATCCGGGTCGTCTCCAGCGTTGCCGCCGCGTGTCCGGCCTTCTGCTCGGTGTGCTGGGCTCGGGCTGCTGCGCGCAGGTCCAGGTGTGCCATGTTGTGCCTCCCCTGTTCAGTTCGTTGGTTCCATTAAAGCACCGGCTTGCTCGGGGCGCAAGTAGGTTGGCACACCGCCACCTCCCCCGGTCCTCGCTGCGCACAATTGACGATTGACACATGGGTCGGCCCCCACCTCCCTTGCGGGCTGTGGGGGCCGGTGGGCTGGTCAGCCGAGGAACTGCGACTGCACTTCAATGACGTGGGCGACCATGTCGGTGATCGCGGCCTTGTACGCCTCGGGGGTCTCGGGGTTGGGCACCGGGCAGGCGTCCAGCGTGTTGCCCTCGCCGTCCTTGACCTCGTAGACCGAGCCGTTGCGCTCCACGGTGAAGAGGGTGAAGTTCATGAGGTGCTCCCTGTCTCGCTTGAGGCCGGACCCCCCGACCTCGTAATGCAATTAAACCACAGGGGGGCGGGTTAACGCAACCCCGCCCCCGGGGGACCTTACGCGTCCTGGCTGTACCAGGCGTCGCGGTCCGTCGCCGCCTCGATCCGGCTGAGGTACTCCTCTTCGGTCTCGCCCGGCTGCTGGTACGCCTTGTCGCTGTTCCAGTCCATGTCGGTCTCCCCTGCTCCGTGAGGCCCGGTCGTCCTCGCTAATTCAATTAAATCACAGGTCAGCGGGTTAGCGCAAGTCATAAGGCTGGAGGGCCCGCACGAGGGGGGGTAACGGCCACCGGGGTGCGCGGGGCAGCTACGGGGGGACGACCACGGAGCGTAATCATGGCCCCCCACCTGGGCCACGGAGGGTACGGGGCCGTTACCCCCGTTACCCCCCTATTAAAATTGTATGTAGAAAAAGTAGAAATCTGCCGGTCAGAGGGGGTTACTGGTCGGTAATTGCACTTTGGCCGAGGGGTAACAGCAGGGGTAACAGCAGGGCATTTCGGGGCCGTTACCCCCCACCCTGGAGCGCCGTTACCCCTGCTAAATTTCGTCACCCACAGTTACAAAGGTCAGAGGGGTAACAGTGGGGGTAACGGCCTGCAGCGTACCCCCCTGTACCCCCTGCCGTTACCCCCCGGCTGACCCGCTCCGGAGGGCTGTCGTGGGGGCTCTCGCGGCCTCTCGGCTGGCCCCGGGCCCGGACGCACCCGAGGGCCCCGGGAGGCTGTCCCCGGGGCCCTCGTGGGTCGTCACCGCGTCAATCGTGGCCGTGGGCGGCCTTGGGGGCGGTGGCGGCGTGTCAGTTGTCTTCCACCTCGGCACCGCACCGCTTGCAGACCCGGACGAACGTCTCCTCGTCCCACTTCGGCGCGTGGTCCTCGTAGCTGCCCTCGTCGTCCTTGCAGACGACCAGGTCGGGGTGTTCCTCGGCGAAGGTCGGCAGACCGCACGCCTGGTAGCCCAGGTCGGTCACCCGACCCCACGAGGTGCACCCGCGCTTCATCAGGGCGACCTCGGTGCCAGCCGGGCCGGAGACCCAACCCCGGAAGCCCTTGGTGTCGTTCAGCGCGCCCCGGACCAACACCCGCAACATCGGCTCGGTAAGGCCGATCCGGCGGTGGATCTTCTGCGGTTCGGTCAGCTCGTCCTCGCGGGTCGCGGGGGCGGGCTCCGGCTTGCGGCTCGGCCGCTTGCTCCGGGCGGCCTGCGCGTCGCGCTTCCGGGCGTTGTCGATGCCCTTGGCGACCGCCAGCGAGATCTTGTCACTGAACTCGCGGGCCTGCTCCAGCGCGCCCTTGCCGTTCTCCAGGGTCTGGGCGAACCCGCTCGCCTTGATCAGGAACGACTTGGCTCGGGCGTCGTGCCCCGGCAGGAACTTGCTGTTGCGGGACGGCATCCGGCTGAAGTCGCAGCCCGTGGTGAACAGCTCGCCCTTGCGGTCACCCCAGATCGGCCGGTACGCGAGGTGCGCGCAGGCGCAGACCTTGACGATCGTCAGCTCGTCGACGCTGGCGTCGGTCCAGCCGGTCGGCAGGAGGTGCGCGAAGTCCGGCAGAAGCTGGACCTTCACCAGGTTGCCGCTGGCGGTCAGGACGGCCTCCGTGCGGACGACCCCGAAAACCCGCTTGCCGTCGATCCGGAAGCGGACCGTCTCGCCGATCTTGATGCTGCTCATTTCTGGCTCCTCCCCGCCGGGGGCCCGGTGCCCCCTTGCGTAATTCTATTAAATCACGGGCTTGTCCGTCGCGCAAGTCCCGACCCGGGTGGCGCGTGTCACACCACCCGGGTCGGGGTTCGGTCAGGCGTTGCGCTCGGCGCGCACCTCGGCGAGCCGCTTCAACACGTACGCCTTGACGTCCTCGGCGGTCGGCGACTCGCCGGTCGCCAGGGCCACCCAGTTGCCCTCGACCACGGTCACCAGGAACGGGCCGAACCGAGGGTCACAGCGGAAGCCGAAGATCGGCCCAACGCCCTCGGCGGCCAGCAGCGCGTCGGCGACCAGCTCCGAGTCGGTCTCGTCGATGTCCGGGAATTCGAAGTGGGTGAACACGGCAGGCTCCGTTCCGCAGGGGGCGTGTCCCCCTGCTCTAATTCAATTAAACCACACGGCTTGCGGTCGGCGCAAGTTCCCGACACGCCGACGCCCCCGGCTGGCGACCGGGGGCGTCGGGTTGGGCGGGTCAGCCGTTGCGCTCGGCCTCCACGACCTCGGTGAACTTGGCCATCAGGTCGGCCAGGTCCTTGCCGGGGTTCGCGTCGGCCTCGTCCGGGTCCTGGCACGCGACCCGGGCGCGCTCCTTGCCGTTCTGGTCCTCGGCCACGATGAACCCGTACCCGTCGGCGACCACGGTCACGACGTGGAACCCGCCGCACCCCTCGTTCGGCGTCCAGGGGGTGATCTGGGCGTCGACCTCGGACCGGCCCGGGTTGCCCCACCCGATGACGTTGAGACCGGCGCACAGGGCCTCGGTCAGGACCTGCTCGGGGGTGAGCCCCCGGGACTCGGCGACGTCCTTGATGACCTGCGCGGTGGGCCCGGTGATGCGGCCCTCGAAGTTGATGAACTTCAGCCACTCGGGCGTTGCGGGCGTGGTGTCGGTCATGTGCTGGCTCCTCGGTCAGCGGGGGCGGTGCGCCCCCGTGTAATTCAATTAAACCACACCGCTTGCCCCGGGCGCAAGTCCCGGGGCGCGGTTCCTTCAGCGGAGGCGACGGGCGATCTGCCGGTACTCCTCGTTGGTGAAGCTCCCGTTGCTGAGGATCTCGTGCCCGCCCCAGCCCTCGGCGACGTCGACGTACGGGAGGTTCTTCCCGTTGAAGCGCACCCGGTACTGCGTGTGCTTGACGCTGACGAACGCCGTCTTGCCCTCCAGGCCGTTCAGCCGGTCGTACCACACCAGGTCGGCGTCGGCGATGACTGCCGCCACGACCTCGGCCAGCTCGTCCGTCTCGATCTTCCGGAAGCTGCTCATTTTGTGCTCCTTCGTCCCGGGGGCCCGTCCCCCTGCTGTAATTCAATTAAATCACAGCTTTGCCCCGGACGCAAGTCCCGCGTCCGGGGCAACCTCGCTGGGGGTCAGAACGCCTCGTCGGCGTCCTCCTCCGGCTTCACCAGGAGGTCGACCAGGTCCCACTCGCCCTCGGTGCCGTCCTCGTAGCGAACCAGCGCGACCTCGCCGCCCTCGCCGATCTGGGTCACGGTCGCGGCCTTGCCCTCGGGGTCAATCACGTCGTCCTCGATCTGGGCCATGACCTCGAACTCCTCGCAGTCGCCCCACAGGTCGTGGTTCTCCTGGGCGTCCTGGAGGCTGATCCCCTGGTTGCTCTCGCCGCAGTTGCGGCAGGTCCAGAAGTCGTAGTCAGAAGCCGACCCGATGAACTCGCCGTCCTCGTCGAAGAGGTCCGGCCGACCGTGGTCGCTGAATTCGCGGTTCGCCATTTTGGGCTCCTTCCGGCGGGGGCTCCCTGCCCCCTCTAATTTCAATTAAATCACAACCTTGCGTCTCGCGCAAGTTCCCGGGAACGCGTCGGCCCCCTCCTTTCGGAAGGGGCCTGGGGCCGTCAGGCCAGCTTGATCGTTCCGTCCGCCGTGATGGCCTCCTTGACGAACCGGATCACGGCCTCCTCGCTGGGCTCCTCGTCGCCCATCAGGAACGCCCACCCCTCCAGGTTCACCCGGACGCCGATGCCGTCCGCGTCGACGGTCACGAAGTCGAAGGGGGACTCACCCGCGTAAAGCCCGTCCTCGACGGCCTGACGGACGTTCTCCGGGGTCGGGGCCCACCCGCCACCGTAGACGTGGTTCCAGCCCTCTTCGTTCGCCTCGACCTTGACGCCGACCGTGATGTCCATCTTGGGCTCCTTCCGCTGGGGGCGTTTCCCCCTTGCGTAATTCCATTAAATCACACGATTTGCGTTGAGCGCAAGTCCCCTCGCACGGGTCGGCCCCCGTCCTTTCGGACGGGGGCCGGTCGGCTCAGAACTGGTCGGTGACGTCGGCCCAGACCGGGCCGAAGCGGTCCACCGCCGGGGTCTGCACCCGAAGCTCGACGACGCTCGCGTCGCCCAGGGTCCGGGCGAACGCAACGCCAGCGCGGGCCTGCTCCTCGGTCAGGTCGCGGAAGGTGACGAGTCGGCCGTTCTGACGGAACTGGAGCTTGAACATCGGGTTCCCCTTTCGCGAGACCGGACCCCCCGGCCTCTTAATACAATTAAACCATGTTGACCACGTTGAGCGCAAGTGGGTTGGCGCACCTCGTGCGCACAAGCCGCCACCGCCCCACGAGCAGCCCACGGCAACGAGGTTGCGCGGTGACACCTGGCGCGGCCTTCCGTGGGGTCTCGGACGGCCTCTCGTGCCGCCGGGGTGCTCTGGTGCCGCCGGACACACAGAAGGGCCCCGGTGCCCCCCTCTCGGGGTTCCCGGGGCCCTGTCCGGCCGATCAGACCAGCTTGTACTTGCCCTCGCTGGCGGTCTTCAGCTCGCCCTTGGGGGTGCGGTACGAGAACGTTCCGTCCTCGCTGACGATCCCCTTGTACGTCCAGCGGCCGATCTTGGCCTGAACCTCGTCCCGCTCGCGCTCCTCGCGGGCCCGGGTGTTCATCGCGGCCTCGTCCTCCAGGATCGGCGTCGCGGGGGCGTCGTCCCACTCGGCCGACTGCTCGCGCTCGGCGACCTTGCGGGCCTCGGCCTCGGCGTGCGCGGCCTCCTCGTCGGCGACCACGTCGGCCAGCTTCACGACCCCGGCACCCTCGGCCAGCTTGCGCTCGGCGGGCTTGCCCTTGGCGTCCTTCTTGGCCTTGCGAGCGGCCTCGCGCTCGGCCTTGGCCGCCAGCTTCGCCTTGGCCTTCTCGATGCCCTCGGTGATCATGTAACCGAAGGTGTACCGCTTGGCCCACCCCTGCGCCGAGTCGTGCTCGATGCCTCGGCGGACGTCGGCGTCGATGGCACCCCAGGCGATCAGCGCCGACTTCAGCTTGGCGTCGTGACCGGGGGCGAACTCGCGCTTCGTGGTCGCGGTGCAGCCCGTGTTCCAGATCGGGTAGTCGCCGTCGGCGATCTGCTTCTCGCTGAGGTCGCCCGGGACCGCGTCGTACCGGCTGCACTCGCAGGGGGTGGCGGTGGTCTCGATGGCCTCGGTGGTCTTCGTCATTTTCTTGCTCCCGTCTGGGGTCCGGGCCGGGGGACCGCCCCCCGACCTCGTAATTTTATTAAATCACGTCGCTTGCGGTTGGCGCAAGTCCCTCGGGTTCCTTGGCTGTGTGACCTGCGTCACACCGGCTGGACGAGGTGCCCGCGCACGGTGCGGATGGCGTCGGTGTCGAAACGGACCTTGTAGGTCCGGACCCAGGTCCCGCCCTGCTTGTGCTTCCCGGTCATCACCACGCGCCCGGTCTGGGACGCGCCGACCTGCACCCGGTTGCTCGGGCGAATCGCCTTGCGGCTCATGACTGCCTGCCTCTCTGGGGAACGGGGCGGGGGCCCGGGTTGGGCCCCCGCCGGTCGGGTCGGTCAGACCCGGGTGAACTTGGTGGTGGTGACCTGCACGCCCTTGGCGTTCGTGTAGGTGAACTGGGGGCCGTGGTTCGGGCTGTCGGTCACGACGCCCTCGTACGTCCACCGGCCGACCTTGCAGGTGACCTGCTTGGGGGTCTCGTGGGTCTTCTTCGCGGCCTTGGCCAGGTCGCGCAGCTCCTTCTTGAACGCGCGCTCCGTGCCGGTCTTGATGCCCTCGGCGACCATGTACCCGAAACCGAACTGGTCCGCCACCTGCTGCGCCGTGCGGGGGGCGTCGTCGCCGACCTTCACGTCGTGACCCTCGATGCCCGCCCGGATCAGGAAGCCCTTCAGCCGCGCGTCGTGCCCGGGGGCGAACGTCCGCTTGGTGGTGGCCTGGCAACCGGTGCTGACCAGCTCGCCGGTCTCGGTGCGGGCGACGACCTTGGAGCAGGTGCAGGGCTTGACGGCCTTGGCGATCTTCGCGGCGGTGGCGTTCATTTCGGGCTCCTTCGGTGGGGGCCGGGGGGCTGTTCCCCCGACCTCGTAATTCTATTAAATCATGCCCTTGCGGGCTGCGCAAGTACCCTGTGCGATGTGACCTGTGCCACGTTGGGCGGGGGGCTCGTCGCCCCCCGCCGGGGTCGGCCTCAGCCGACGATCGTGAACTTCTCCGCCATCAGCGTACGGCCCTGGCGGTCGGTGTAGGTGAAGATCTTGCCACCGGCCGTCACGGTACCCTCGTAGGTCCAGCGACCGACCTTGCCGACGACCTTCGCGGGGGCCTGCGCCTTGGCCTTGCGGGGGGCCTTGGTCCGGGCGATGCCCTCGCGGACCATGTGGCCGAACCCGTAGCGCTCGGCGAACTTCGCGGCGGTGGTCTCGTGGGCGACGCCCCGACCGACCTCGCGGACGTGCAGGTTCTCGCGGCCAGCGCGGATCAGGAACCCCTTGAGACGGGCGTCGTGACCCGGGGCGAACGTCCGGCGGGTGGTCGCGGTGCAACCGGTGCGGGTCTCGCGGCCAGCGGCGTCGATGGCGACGACGAGGGAGCAGGCGCAGGGGGCGGTGGCGGTCTTCGCGATCTTGGCGGTGGCGTTCATTTCGTTCTCCTCGGTGTGGGGCTTGGGGGCCGTTCCCCCTTGCCGCTAATACAATTAAACCACACCGCTTGCTCAACGCGCAAGTACCTTTGGCAATGTGACCTGCGTCACACGTCGACGCCCCCGCCAGCCGAGGCCAGCGGGGGCGTGCGCGCGGGGGGTCAGAACGGAAGATCGGGCTTGGCGAATGACCACGACCCGGTCGCGAGGTGGTTCGGGTGCTCGCCCTCCGGCCGGAAGCCGACGACCTGCACCGCGTGCTGCCGGAGCAACCCCGCGACCTGCTGGAGGTCGCGCCAGTCGCCCAGGGTCGGGGCGACCCCGCCACCCGCTGCGCTCCCCTTGACGTACTCACCCCTGAGCGTGACCTGATCGTTCGAGTTGTACGTCAGCCGGACCAGGATCGCCCGGGTGTCGCCCTGCTCCTCCTCGTCCCCACCGACGTACATGTCGAACTTCCACAGCGGGAACACCTGGGCGTCGACCAGCGTGAACAGGTCATCCCACGCGGCCAGCGCAGAGGCGTACACGCCGTGTCGCGTCCCCTGCTCGTAGTCGGGCGTGGCTTCCAAGATCCAGACTCGCATGTCAGGCCCTCACTTACGACCGTAGAAGCGGAAGCTGTCTGCGCCGTCCTGGACCGGCTCGCCGTCGCCCACGAACCTGGCGATGCGGTCGGCCAGCTTCAGGACGTCGTCGAGGCCGAACACCGCCGGGTCCTCCTTGTACACCTTGAACGCCACCTCGACCGACCTCAGGCGGACGTCCGCCAGCCGGTCGGCACGCGCCGACTTGCCGATCTCGTAGGTCCGCTCCCGGTACGCGTCGGTGTCGTACAGCTCGACCTTGTGGTCGTCGTTGTGCAGGTAACGCGGGCGGTCCGGCGTGCTGGGCTGCTCCATTGCTGGCTCCTTCCGACCGGGGGGCGTGTCCTCCCGGTCTGAGACCAGTAAATCACGGCCTTGTCCGGCGCGCAAGTCGGTGAGGGGACTTGCGCGCCGGACAAGCCCTCTGCTTTACTGGTATCAGAAGGGGGCCGGACAGGCTGGCCCCCGGGGAGGTTCGAAATGCCGAGTGTGCAGTCGACGGAGTTCAAGGGCCACCAGATCTGGCCGGGCGCGAACAGCATCACGCCGCATCAGGAAGGCTTCTGGTACTACATGGTCACCGTGTCGTACCAGGTGCCCAACGGCTTCGGGCACATGTCGACATCCGGGCTCGTCGCCCCTCGTCACAAGGCCCAGTACGGCCAGATCGTCGAGGACATCCTGGAATTCGCGCGCCAACAGGCCCCGGGCCAGGTGGGCACGAAGGTCGCGATGTTCTTCGACATCAAGCCGAACGCCGAGTACCTCGACCCGTACGTGGTCGCCCAGGAGCGCCAGCGCGCCGAGTCCGAGCGGGCCGACCAGAACGGCCACACGGACGAGGTCGCCGTGGGCGAGCTGATGCCCTGACCGCACCGCCAGCCGACGCCCTCCGCCACCCCCACGGCGGAGGGCGTCGGCGTGTTTCGGGTTGGGTACTTGCGCGGTTGGCAAGGCTATGATTTAATAGAATTAGCAGGGAGGGGGCGGGCAACCGCACCGCCCCCGTTGAAAACTCAAGAGGGAGCTTCCAATGACGGAGCGCGTGAAGTTCGTCCTGGGCAACATCGACAGCCGTCTCGCGGTCGTCGAGATCGTGGGGGTCCGGTTCCCGGTCCTGCCGCAGCGGCCGACCGACCTGGTCCGGCTGTTCGCCAAGGAGCCGGTCGGGGACAAGGTCCTCGGGACCGGGCAGCGCGTGGTCGACGGCGAGGTCAAGAACATCGCCTGGTGGGCCGACGCTGAAGAGGTCGCCCGAATCGACCAGGAGTGGCGCGACGCGATCGAGGCCAACACCATCCCGGCTGAGCTGGTCGCGGCGATGCTGATGGACTGAACACAGACGAGGCCCCCGCCGGGGAGTGGCGGGGGCCTCGTCGTGTGTCGGGTCAGGGCAGTGGGACCGTGGCGATCCACGCGCCGATCAGCAACCACAGGTGGTGCCAGCTCTGGTCGAGCGCGTACCGACCGGTGCCGATGTGGGGACGCTTCTCGCCAGCGCAGTCGACCAGGTCCGTGCCCTGGTCGTAGAACTCGCCCTTGCCGACGTACCGCGCCAGTTCCTCCAGGGTCCATCGACGGTCGGCCCAGTAGTGCGACACGGCGTCGAGGGTGAGGCCAGCGAGGGCCTGCCACCAGTTCAGTTTCACGTGAAACGGGACCACGACGACCAGCACGAGCAGCCACTTCGTGGCCGTCAGCGTGAGGACGTGCCGCAGGCAAGCGAGCTGTCCGCGACGTCGAAGCTCCCTCGACGTGCCCGGGGCTCCGTACGCTTTCTCAACGGCCTGACACGAGGTCTGCACCCAGTGGTCGGCCACGCTGTGCCCGACGAACAGAGCGACGAACACGGCCAACAACGCGTTGATCTCCATCAGTTGCCCTCCTCCTGCTTCCAGGCGTATCGACCGTGGCCGATCTTCTCGATCCGGTCGTCCTTCTTGAACCAGCGGAACACGGTCTCGCGGACCGGGGCGTCGTCACCGTACTGACGCTGAAGGGCCTTGACGACCTCAGCCACGGTGATTCCCTCGGACCCCATGGCCTTGACCATGCCGACCGCGACGTCCCTGATGTCGTTGGCCTCCTGCTCGTCCGACTGGGGGTCGTCCGGGTCGATCGGGGGCGGCTCCGGCGGGGGGTTGTCGAACGAGTACTGCTCCAGGTCGGAGAGACCCCCGCCCTGCACCAGGGAGGCCCATTCGTCGGCCTCGGACTGCTCCGGGGTGCCCCGTGCCGCCTTGGCCTCTTCGATGGCCTTCGAGAGGTTCTCGGACGCCTGCTTGGGGTCGACGCTGGCACCCCAGCTCTCGCCCTCGTCGTCCTTGTCGAGGACCATCGTCGTGGTCACCTGGGGAGCGGGGACAGCCGAGTTGAACACGAACTCGGCACGCTCCCAGCGGGTGGCGTAGACCTCGCCCATCGCCTTCAAGCTGACCTCGTCGAACGCCTCGTTCTGGCGATATCCGGCCGTGTGCTCGACGAACCACTTGATGTGGCTCGGCTTGACCCGCCACCCCCTGAAGATCTGCGCCGGTTTGGCCTCGTCCATCGACAGCGCGCCGAACCCCTGCTCGGGCATGTCCGCCGGGGTGACGCCGGAACGCCAGCCGAGTAGGTACGACATCTCCTGCTCGTCCGACATCCGCATGCCGATGCGCACGGTCGACTGGCTCTTGATGATCGTGTCGCCCGTCGTGTCGGCGGTGCCTCGCAAGAAGCAGTTGAGCTGGTTCACGCCGGACGCGCCAGCGATCCGAAGGACCTCCTTCATCGGCTCAGCTGCAACCCGGTGCTTGGGGTTCGCGTAGACCTCGGCCCCCTCGTCGGTGATGATGAGGATGCCCGGGATTTCGGCGGTAAGCGGCAGCAGGTCGGTGTCAGCCTCAGCCATGAGCTGCTGGTACTCGACCTTGCGTGCCTTGGCCACGCGGACAGCCGCGTTGGCCATCCGGGCGGCCTCGTCGACGTCGGCGGCCACCCAGTCGATCGGAGGCCGTCCAGGCTTCCCGAGGGCTTCCCACGCGCGCAGCCACTGAAGGGCGACGCCACCCCCGTTGAAGTCGATCACCCACACCCGCAGGTTGGGCATCCGGAGCAGTCGTGTGATGATCGCAAGGAGCTGGTTCGTCTTACCGGTTCGCTTCGCGCCGACCAGCATCGCGGAGAACTCGCGAATGTGGATCTTGGCGACACCGCCGTCACGCAGCTTGCCGATGTCGAAGAAATCGTTGAAGTCGAGCGGCGACGCATCCAGCGGCACCTCCTGGTCTTCGCTCAGCATGTTGTTGACCAGCTGCACCTTGATGATGGCGCGACGGCGCGAGGTGCCGCTGAACACCTCGACGCCACACCCCTCGGGCAGGTCGGCGTCTGAGGCCAACTGCTCGTTGGCTCCGGCGAGCTGACGCCAGTTCGCACCGCCCTCGGGCATCAGGATTTCGAGGTCGTATCCGGCCCCGGTCTCGTTGCCGTTCTCGTCGACCCACTGCTCGACGCCCTCGACCACGCACCCCTTGATGCCGCACACCCGCTCAATGCGCGCGACCCACTCCAGGCCGATGCGCGTGCGGGTCAGCGCCATGAACGCGCGCTCTTCGCGCTCAAGCTGGCGACGTCGCTTCCGGCCGATCGCTCCGGCCAGGCTGGCGAAACCGCACGTACACGCCGCCAGCGGTCCGATGACCGACCACGACCAGATCGTGTCGGTTGTCAGCGCGTAGGTCACCCAGCCGCCACCCGCCAGCCAGCCGCCCGTGCGCGCAAGGATCGCGCCCTTGCTAAGCGGCTCCTCGGCTGATGCCCCCGCGATTCCGGCCCCGAGCGCACCCACAGCGGATGCACCCAGGGCCCAGACGGGAGGCAACCCGGCCTCATGGCCGACCGCAGCAACGCCCAGCGCTGAATACGCCGCGTTGAGCGTGCCCGTGACGGGACCGTGCCCAGCGTCCCAGTCGATTACCTTACCCATGGTGCGTAGCCTCCTATCGGCCGACGTAGTCGCGGTTGGCGGACAGGTCCCACCGCTGCTCGCCCGGTCGCGGGTTGCGAATGCGGTTGATGTCCACGTTGTGCAGGTTCTCGAACGCGGGCTTCAGCTCCTTCGCCTCCTGCGACAGGTTGACGATGCCACCGTGGATGGCCTTGACCTTGTCCACGATCGCAGGGTGCATCGGGGTCTCGCCCTCCTGCACCTGCCGGGTCATCGCCTGAATCGCGGTGGCGACGTTGAGCAGGACCTCTTCGATCGACGCGATGTCGTTGCCGATCTGCATCATCCCCTCGTCGGGGTTGTACATCATCGCCGCGCCGACCATCTCACGCGACTGCTCGATGATTCGTGCCATAGCCATGCTGTTACCTCCAGTGAGTCCAGTCGGTCCGCCAGTTGCGGACGGAGTTGCGCCGATCATGTGAGCCGGTCGCTTGATCGTTGTTGCGGGTGTTACCGGGGGCGGTGGCGTTGCTGCTGCTGCCGCCTTTGCGTGCTTGCCGTTCTTCGGTCCCCACCTGGCGCGCAGTCGCCCCCAGGTGGTGGTCATCGCGGTCCAGATACCTCGCCAACCTCGACGCCGGACCGCTGCGCCAACGCCAGCCAGAACCGCGCCGACCGCCGGACCCAGGATGCCCCAGGCCCTCCGCAAACTGCCGATGGTCCAACGTCGCGCGGCCCTGGTCGGCCGAGCGTTCCAGACCCTGCGCGCACCTCGGCCGACCGCCCTCGCGGCTCGGTTGATCCGGCCAGCAGCCCGAACCACACCGCGCCCGATCCGACGTCCACCGTTGCGGACGTGACCGACCCCTCGGCCGATCGCGGCGAAAGGTCGGCGTCGCTGACCATTGCCGTTCCGGATCAGGCCACCTCGACGCTGGCCAGCGGGTCGGGGTCCGATCGCCTGCCGGAGCCGACTCGGCTGACCCGGCTTGCTGAACAGCGTGGGGGTCCGGTTCTGGTGTCGGTTCGATCCAGATCCGTTGTTGCCCGACCTCTGATTCTGCCGATTCAGCCGCCTCGACCTGGGGGAGGTCGATCCGCCCGATCCGGACCCGGACCCCGATCCGTTCCGGCGCTTGCGGTCGAGCAGACCTCGACCTCCGCCCGATCCGGACCCGTTGTTCCGGCGGTGCCGACCTCCTCCGGTGCCCGGACCTCCAGACCCGGACCGCGTGGGGGTCGATCGGGACCCGGTATTGACAGACCTCGGCCCGGTCGGTCGAGTGCCGCCACCGCCCCGGTTGTTGGTCGATCCCGACCCGTTGTTTCGGCGCGACCCACCGCCGGACCCGGAACCCGAGGGCGTCCAGCGACCCGAGCGGAGCGACGTCGGCGACTGACCGAGACCGCGCTGGCGAGCCTGCTCGCGCAACTGCCGAGCGCGGTTGTTGCGCTTGACCTTGCGACGCTGGCTGAGGCCGAGAGCGGCCAGGCCAACGACCTCGGCAACCGCAACCGCGACGCCCAGCGCCGGAGTGCCTGCCTTGGCAGCCGCAGCGCTGGTGACCGCGATGGTGTTCACCGTGGCTACGGCTGTGGGTGCCGCCGGGAGGCCCCTCGTCCTGGCCCGGGACGGCCCACGGGAGCCACTGGGGGCAGTGGCGGGGGCCTCAGGACCGGCCGCGCCCTCCGAGGCCCCGGGAGATACCTTCTCGGGCTCCGGCGCAGCCGACGTGTCGACCTTTTCCGCTTCTGTTGCCTTGGCGTCCGCCATCTGTCTGTCACCTCCTGTTATCGTCGACTGTGACTGTGATCGTGACTGTGATTGTGACTCGGGTCCTCGGGACCCCCTCCCACCGGCCAAGGAAGCCGACAGGAGGGGGGTGTCACGGCTGTGACTGTGGCGTGCAACACTTACGTTCCGTAACCGGGAACCAGGACGTTCGGCAAAAGCGTGATCCCGAGCAACAGAGCGTCGGCGTGGACGCCCCCGCTGCCCTTGCACCCCGCGACGATGCCCTTGATGACCTCGTCCGTCGGCTGGTCCTCGGCGATGTCCACGGTGCCCGAGCGGGTCACGCGCTGCCCGAACACCTGGTTGATCGAAAGCGGGTCGTCACCCTGGGGGACGGGTTGCGGAACCGGGACGACCTCGGCCGTCCCGAACACCGCGAGCCAGTAGAACGTGCGCATCAGCTAACCGCCTTGATCTTCGAGTAGTTGTCCCGTCCCCACTTGGCAACCAGAGCAGCGCGCTTGGTCGCGATGCCCTCCGGCTGGCCCAGGCGGTGGCGGTTGTCGTCGTCCCGCATGTACGCCATGACGTTCTCGCGGTTCAGCCGCTGGTCGGCCTCGACCATCTCCTGAAGAGCCTGGATCTCGGCGTCGGTCGGCTCGAAGCTGTGATCGGCGTCACCCGGGTTGGCCTCCGGAGATCCGGGGTCGGCCTCCTTGGGGGCCTCCAGCTCCGGGCGGGGTCCGGGGTCGATGGGCTTGGGGTCCGGCGCGACGGGTGCCGGGTCCGGGGTCACTACGCGCTCGACCTCGGCCTTGATCACCTTGGCCCTCTTCGGGTCGGTCAGGTCGGCCAGTTGCGCCTTCAGGTCCTTGACCTCCGCGCGCAGCTCCTTGACCTTGTTGCGTCGGGTCTGCTTGCCCTCGCGCTCGACCTCGGCCCAGATCCACATGTCGTTGAAGTCGTCGAAGCTGTGCCGGATCGATCCGCTCCACGCGGTGAACGAGATCCGGGGGTAGCGCAGCCAGCGCACCAGGTTGATCCGGGGTCGCGGGTTCGAGATCCGGCCGTCCGCGCGCAGCTTCCGGCGGTGGATCAGCTTGGCGTACGCCTCCCAGATCAGGATGCCGACCGCCGTCATGACCGAGTACGTGACCGATCGGGGCGTTGCCTTCCAGTCGTCGGCCCAGTGCCACCACTGCTGCACGCCGTTGGCCACGGCGAACATCCAGGTAAGCGCGCGGTAGTACGTCCCGCTGTCGCCGTCCTTGCGTGCCTCGTGGTACATCCAGGCGCAGAAGATGATCGACAGCTCGTAAGCCGCCGCGTACATCACGCCGCCAGCGAACGGCCACTTGAGAATGCCCTGGGCGAACCCGATCTGGCCGGTCCAGGCGATCGACATCGGCGCGGTGATGGGACCGACGATCATCGCGGTGCGACCGAACGACGCGGCCTTAACCTTGAAGTCGGCCCAGCGCCGTGCGTTCCGCTCCTTGCGCTCCTTGGCCTTGCGCTCCTTCTGTCGCGCGATGACCTGCGCCTGCTTCTCCTGCTCGGTGAGCAGGGCCGTTTTGGTGCGTGCCGCCGTCTTGGCAGCGGTGGCCTTGCCGGTGGTACGGGCAGCGGTGCGCGCTGCCTCGGCCGCAACGTCGTCCAGCTTGCGGCGACCCCGGCGGGTGCGCGGCTCAACCGGGTCACTCACGGGAGCCTGCTTCCTCTCCGCCATCGGATTCACCTCTATCAGTTTAGGGCCGGTGCTTCCGCACCGGGTGGATTACCATCTTATCATGGGGATTGCTCCTTCGACAAGTGGGCATGGTGCGACGGTAAACTCTCGAGGTGTGACGCTCGTCACACTGGGTTGGGGATTTGCGCGTCGGGCAAGGTTGTGCTTTAATAGAATCAGAACGGGGCACACGGTCCCGTCGAGAGGAGCCCGAAATGACCGTCGTCGAGAAGCTGCTGGAGCTGGACCACGTCAGCCGCCAGGCCCGCCGGAACCTGCGCAACGCCCAGGCCGACATCACCCGGGTCACCGCCCGGAACACCATCCGCAAGGCGCAGGAGGACCGCGCCGAGCTGCTGGAGTCCGCGACCGACGACGAGTTCGCCGCGTACATCGAGGCTCGCAACCGCCACTGACCGACCCGCCCGGGGCATTGCGCCCCGGGCAAGCTCGTGATTTAATGGAATTAGAGCGGGGGCCGGACGGACCGGCCCCCCGGAAGGAGCCCGAAATGCGCAAGCCCCGCCACCTCGGCCGCACTCTCAACAACATGGGCGCGAGCCCGGTCGTGAAGGTCGAGAACCGCGAGCTGAACGACGAGGAGCGCGCGGCGATCGCGAAGCGCAAGGAGGAGCAGAAGGCGCGGCTGGCGCGCATCGCGGCTCGTGCAGCGGGCGAGGAGGTCTGACCGTGATCGAGAGCTACCGGCGCGACCTGAACCGCGCCACCCGCGACGTGAAGATCGCCCTCGGGGTGATGTGGGGCGGGTTCGCCCTCGTCGCCCTGGGGGTCCTGGTCGGCAAGCTGACCGGGAGCCTGCTCGGGGTCGCCCTGTCGGCCCCCGGTGGGGCGACCGCCGGAATCGCGCTGGCCATCGCGTGGCTGGCACGCCGGAACCAGCGCGACGCACAGGAGCGCATCGACAACTACCGGCACCGGGGCTTCGGCCTCCACTGGTGACACGCCCTCGGGCCCTGGCCGAAAGGTCGGGGCCCGAGGTGTACTTGCGCGTTGGGCAAGCCGTGTGCTTTAATGGAATCACAGCGGGGCACACGGCCCCCGGAGATGGGAGACAAACCATGGCGATCAAGGCCCTCAAGGAAGCCGGGTTCAACAAGGAGAACCACATCCTGACGCTGATCCACCGGGGTGCCGACACCCTCGGCGAGGTCCGGGTCAAGGACGAGGACGGATCGTTCGTCACCTTCACCAGCCCGCTCCCCATCGCGAACGCCCTGGAGGTCATCCGGAAGTCGCACAACGCGGACGTCATCAACGGCAAGAACCTCGGCCGGACGATGCCGAAGACCGATCAGCACGCGGCGGCTCTCGCCCGGATCTACCTGGTCGACCACCTCGTCTGAGCAACACGACGCCCCCGACCTTCACCGGGTCGGGGGCGTCGGCGTGTTTCACCCCAGGTTGTTGCGGACGACCTGCGCGAGGTCGACCCACTGGTTGCGCTGCCAGCGCGTCCCGCAGTTCGGGCAGCGGATGGCCGGAGCCATCGGGTCGGCCTCCAGCATGTGACCGCAGACTAGCCCGTCGACGTCAGCCGGGCACTTGCCGACCTGCACCCGAGCGCGCTTCTCCCGAGTCGGGTCGACCGCCATCTCGGCATCCTCGACGAACTTGCGCACCTCGTGCCGGAAGTCGCCGAAGTCGGCCCGGTGCTCGCACGCCCACGGCAGGTTGTTCAGCAGGGCCTTGACCGTGTTGTCGAGCTGGCCCGGTCGGCGCACCTGGTCGCCCCCCGGTGCCAGCAGCACGACGTAATGAAGCTGACCCCGCCAGATCGGCTCGCGGAACCCGAGTTCGGCGTACCACATCCTGACCCAGCGTTGCAGGGTCTGGACGACGCCACCCGCCCCGAGCAGGTTCGCTGCACCCAGGTTGACGGGCGAGGGCGCGGTGACCTTGGACATCTTGACGACCGGGTCCGAGCTGCTCCGGCGTGACCCCGGGGTGAGGGCGTCGGTGCCCTTCCACACGAGTTGAGCGAACAGGCCGTCAGGTCCCGCCAGCGCGTTGAGGTGGTCCTTCACACCATCTTCACACAGGAAGCACACGATCCGCGCGAGGTCCTGTTCCTCGGGCCTCAACACGCGACGGCATCCGACACACCTTGGCCTGTCGTTGTTCAATGTTGCTCCGGTTTCAGTTAGCGCGCGACAGCGAAGTCGCGCCGGATGTTTCTGGTGACACCGTCGACCACGTCCCGGCAGGGCAGCAGCCGAGAGCTGAACGAGTCGAGCGTCTCCACCAGGCTGGCCGACTCGGTCACTCGAACGCCGTTGAAGATCAACGTCCCTCCGTTGACCTTGCCGCCGTCCACGGCGATCACCGCGTACGTCGGCAGGCCGATCAGCTCCTGGAGCCTCGACGCTTCCCACGCGACTGTTTCGACCTTCTGCGCCTGCGACCACGGCCCATACATCAGGCGACCTTGGTTAACGCGAACGATGGCCTTCTTGGCGTGCCAGGCTTTCGTGTCGACGTACACCAGGAACTCGCCCGAGGGGTGCACGAGGACGTGGTCGAGGTTGGCGCGCGAGCGCGGTATGCGTCGGTCGTGCAGAACGCCCCACCCCTCTCGCTTCAGTCGGTTGAGCTGGCGACCGGTGCGGTACTCGGCCCGTGCGCCCTGAAGCCACGAGCGCCACTGGGACGGCCTCCGCCAGCGCCAGACGGCCAGAGTGACCCCGGCGGCTCCTCCGGCCACGAGAGATACCACGGAGAGGCTTCCCGGGGCCAGGGCGAAGCCTACACCGCCACCCGCCCACGAGCAACCGCACCAGGTTGCTGCGTCCTTCGCGTGCTTGACCCACAGGCGAACCGCCTGCCTTAACGCGGAATAACCCGCGCTGCCTGGTCGATACATGTCCCTGCCTCCAGATACGCAAAACCGCCGAGGACCTCCCGGCGGCTGGCGTGGTCTACCAAGGGTACCACCCCGGTTGCGGCTCCGACAAGCAGCGGCCCCCGACCCGGGTTACCGGGTGCGGGGGCCGCTGCTTGTCGGAGCCGCAACCGGGGTGCAGGAACGTCATGTTCTTGACCTTGCTGCCCTCGTCCTGGCCGGACACCTTGGCGTACGTCGCCAGCGTGACCGTGTACCAGGCGTCGTCGTCGCTCTTGGAGCCGTTGACGTCGTCCAGCTCGACGCAGTACAGCGCGGGCTTGCCCGGCTTGTCGACGACCTTGACGCGCTTCGTGCCGTTGGGTCGGTCCTCGTACCGGGTGCACGTCCCCTTGTTGTTCTTCGCGGCGCAGACGCGCTTGGTCTTCGGCTTGGTCTCGAAGTGCGCGACCTCGGCGACAGCGGCCTTGGTCTTGAAGTCGTCGCGCAGGCCGTCCACGGTACTCGGTTCGCCCGAGCCACCGCAGCCGACGAGACCGAGCACCAGGGCGGTGGCGGTTCCGGCGACTGCGGCCGATGTCTTGCGGTTCATGGTTCCCCCTGGGGGTTTGATGGGTTGAAAGGAAGGAGGTTCACCCGGGGGCCGGTGGCGTCTCAGTCCGCCGACCCCCGGGGAGTCTCAGAGGTTGATGACCTCGTCGGTAGGCTCGACCTTGCGCAGGTCCAGGACGATCTCCCACGGGATCCAGTCGGTGATGAACTGCTGCTTCCCGTCGACCACGAGGCCCGGAATCAGGATCTGGTACTGGATGCCGTGAAACGTGTGGACCTGGATCACGTCCGCCGGGATTCCGTCGACCTCGATCCGGTCGTTGACCTTCGGCAGGTCGCCGTTCGCGTTCCGGCTCGTGGTGATCTTCCAGCTCTCGGTCGCCATTGGTGCGGTTCCTTCCCTCGGTGTACCACCATCTTATCATGGCACTTGCGGCTGGCGCAAGTACCCGGGTCGGCTGACCTCAGACATGCGTCGACCCCGGCACCCTCCGCAGAGGGCCCGGGGTCGGGCTGTTACGCGCGTCGCAGGTCGGGTCAGGCCTCGACGTCGGGAACCGGGACGGACGCCGGGTCGATCACCACGGTGTAGTTCGTGGTCTCGACGTCCTCGTCGCCCTTCTTGTACTTGAACGTTCCGTCGGCGAGGATCTCGCCCTCGACCGTGGTGCGGCCGACCTTGGCCTTGGCCGGACCCGGCTTGCCCTTGGCGTCCTCGGCGGCCTTGGCGACGGCCTCGGCGTGCGCCTTCTTCGCCTTGGCGGCCTGCTCGCGCTTGGCCTTCGCGGCGGCCTTCTCCTGCTCCTTCTTGGCCTTGGCGTCGGCGCGCTCCTGGGCCTTGGCCGCGCGAGCCTCCTCCTTGACCTTGGCCTTGTCGATGGACTGCTCGACGAGGTTGCGGAACCCGTACTCCTCGGCCGCGTGCAGCGGGTCCATCAGGACGTCCTCGTCGTCCGTGGCCTTGGTGACCTGGCCACCCGCGACGCCGACCTGGATCAGGAGCGACTTGAGCTTGGCGTCGTGACCCGGCAGGAAGGTCCGGACGTTCTCGCCGTTGCAGCCGGTCGACAGGTCGTTCCCGCTCTTGTCCTTGCCGGTGTAGAACTGGCAGGCGCAGGGGGTCGCGACGACGACCTTCTTCTCGCGCTTCGGCTTCTCCTCGACGGCCTCGGCCTCGACCTCGGGCGTCTCGACTGCGGTCTCGCTCATGATGCTTACCTCCAGAAAAGGGGACTTCGTGCTCTGTCGTGGTTCCATTGTACCATGGCCCTTGCTCCGGGGTCAAGTCCCCTGGGTCCGGTAAGTGGAAGCGGCGCAGGAGCAATCTAACCACACCCGCGCGCTCGGCGCAAGTCAGTCGCTCACGGGCCTGAGGTCGGACAGCGTCCGGCCACCCATCTGGGTGCCGGGGTCGCACGGGCGCACCAGCCCGAGGGCTCCGAAGACGTCTCGGAGGGCCTCGCGCTCGTCGTCGGTCACCTCGGGCGTGCTGGGGTCCGCGAGGGCCCCCGCAGCCGCACGGACGGCCTCGCTGAGCTGCTCGGGCTCGAACGCGTCGACGCCGCCCAGGAACTTGACCTTGTACACCTTCTTGCTCACCGTGTCTCCAAACACGTCGGCGCGAGGGCAGCGACCGAAGCCGCCACCCCCGCGCGGTGGTTTTACTTGTGGACAGATGGCCGACCGACCGACGGGTGCGGAACCTGCTTGCGAGGCAGACGGATCGACGTCTTGCGCGGTCGGATGGTCAGCAGGTACAGGGCCTTCCACACCAGCATGGTCGAGCCGACCGCCAGCGAGAACGACGCCCACCAGGTCATCCCGTAGCGCGAGGTGAGGTCGATCCCGACCCACACGCCGTTCGACAGGGCGATGAGGGCGGCCAGCAGGACCCACGCACTCTTGGCCTTGCTGAACTTCGGCTTGGCGTCGGCGACGAACTCCAGCGCCAGCCCGTTCGCCTGAACGGTCTTGCCCAGGCTCAGCTCGACGTCGACGATCGTGCCGTTCTCGTCGATCTTCTCGTGGTCGGCCCACCCCTTCACCAGACCGACCTCGCCGGTCCGGGTGACGCGGACGACGTCGTTTCGTGCAACCTTGCTCAGCATGATTCCCCCAGCGGGATCTCGTAGTCGTAGCCACCTCGCGGCGTCCTGTGCCGCAACATGACCTGTTCGGTGCCCCAGTGGTCGATCTCGATGTCGAACCCGTACGAGTCGACCAGGGCCATCACCTCGCGCCGGACGTGCTCGGCCAGGGCCTCCAGGTGGTCCGCCTCGATCTTGGCTCGGCGGACGTTGTCCGGGTGATGCACCGAGTTCGGGTGGTAGTCCTGGTTCACGGGCCCTCCTCAGGCGGTCAGCTTGTAAGCGTCGTCCCACGCGCTGAACCCGACAACCTCGTCGGTGTCGGCGTCGATGATCGGGTCGTCGCAGGGGACGACCGGCCGCGCGTAAGCGGTGAGCTTCGCCGACCGGTGCAGGGTGTAATGCGTGATGCGGTCCAGGCGGAACGTGGTCAGCTCCTGGTCCCGATGGTCCCACGTGGTGAGCGTGACGTTACCGGCCTTGGTGACCTGGACCGAGTAGATGTCGATCCGGCGTCGGCTGACCTCGCCGTTTTCCTTGACGTACCGAATGGTCACGGAGCGACCGGCGGCCATGGCCCCCAGCAGGTGAACCAGCGTGTTCGCGGTTGCCTTGCGCATCGTAACCTCCGGTGTGTTCCGTCCTCGTTCTACAACCAGTAAATCACACGGCTTGCTCACCGCGCAAGTACCGGACACGCAGGAACCCCGCCGGGGGGTGGCGGGGTTCCTGCGGGGGGTCACAGCTTGTACGCGGTGACCTGGGAGGGCAGGCCGAGGATGTCGCGCCCGTTGGTGCCGACGATCATGGCGTTCTCGTATCCGTCCCGGGTGACCCGAACGTTCACGACCTCGCCCAGGTCCTCGGCTCCGTCGAGCAGGCAGCCGACCAGGTTGGGCAGTTCGTCGGCCAGGTTCTCGACCGTCAGACGCACGGTGTACGTCGAAACCGGGACCTGCTGCGAACGCCAGGCACGCGCGGCCTCCTCCTTCGCCTTCCGGGCGTAGTAGGCGTCGACCGCCTTCGCGCGGGTGGTGGCGGACGGCCCCCACTCGAAACCGCCCTCGGGGAAAAAGCGGAACGAGCGCTCGCCCCCGGAGACCCACCCCAGGAACGCGCCGTCGGTGAACACCGTGTAGACCCGGGGGCCCTCGGTGACGACGCGACCGTTGAAGGTGTCGGTGCGGTGGAAGAAGGTCGCCATGGTCGGCTCCTTAGGAGTGGGGGGCGGGTTGTTCCCGCCCCGATACCTCAATTAAAGCACAGGGCTTGCGGGTTACGCAAGTTCTTCGTCGAGCAGCTCCGGGTACCGTCCCTTGTCAAACTTCTCGCCGAAGTCACGCAGCGGGTCCGGCGTGAAGACGATCAGCACCGACTCCAGGTCAGCGGTGAGCTGCAGCCGGACGTGGTCCTTGTTCGACAGCCACCGGTAACCCTCCGGGGGCGGGACCTCCGCGTTGAGCATCCTCACGATGCAGTCGTCGCGGTTGGATCGCTGGCCCTTGATGCCGCGTTCGGTCAGCAGGCCGACCGGGTCCGTGGCCAGCATGCCCAGGGCGTATGTCGACTCGACGTAGTAGCGGTGGCGGGTGGCGTCGTCCATGGCGTTTATCTCCCGTTTATCGCGGTGTGCTTTCACCCCGAATGGCCGCCACCCCCGCCAGTGCGGAAGTGACGGCCGACGTGCACCCCAGGGGTCAGGCGGTGCGAAGGTTCCGGGCCGAGGTGACGATGAAGTCGTTCGGGTCGATGACGCCCTCGGGGGCGATGATCACCGCGAGGACCGAACGGGTCACGGGGTGGCGGGTGATCGAGTGGATCGCTCCGGCCTTGCCACCGATGCGGGTGATGACCTTCAGACCGGCCTTGATCGAGTCGAACGCCATGGTTCCTCCTGCTGGCTCCGGGGCGGTGTCCCGCCCTGTCTATTACCAGTAAAGCACCGGCTTGTCCGCAGCGCAAGTAGCCAGGTCATGTGACGCAGATCACCCGCTTTGACTTGCGTTGAACGCAAGGTTGTGATTTAATTGAAATTAGCGGGGAGGACGGACCTCCCCGCCGGAAGGAGCACCAAAATGAAAGAGCCGTCGCCCTGGATGCTGTTCATCGGGCTGACCTGCCTGCTCGGGGCGTTCGTTCTGCTCATGCTGCTCCCGGCAAATTCGCTGGGGTTCTGAGGGGGTGACACACCGAGGGCCCGGACCGCGTGAATCGGTCCGGGCCCTCGGGCTTGTTCAGGTCAGCGTCCCCCGAGGGAGAACACGGTGACCCAGTACAGGATGAACGCGGCAGCAGCCGACCCGAACGCGTAAAGCGAACCGACCAGCGGCAGCAGCAGGGCGAACACGCCCCCGGTAACGATCATCGCCCACAGCAGGTGGCGTTCGATCGACCCCTTCGGCGGCATCCTCATCGGAACCACCTCCGGCGCGGCTCCGGCGCGTACAGGGCGTCCATCACCTCGCGTGCGGCCTGGGCGCGCTCCTCGCGGTGCAGCTCCTCGCGCCGACGTCGCATGCCGCCCATCGTCGTGCAGAACACCACCCCCGCGACGACCAAACCGGCCTGCCAGTTACCGCCGGTCGACGTCGTCACCAGGGCCCACACAACGGCCGAGCCGACTAGAATCAAGATCACGTTACTGCCTCCTGTCTCGGAGCCTTCCGTGGCCCCTCCGGAACCCTGGGAGCACGCTACCGGCCACGAGTACCGGCGCACGCCCCCCAGGGCCCGGGAGACCCCACGGGAGCCCACGGCGGGGGTGGTGGGGGGCACCCCCGCCCGGGTGCTCTAGCGCTTGTTCGGCACCAGGTGGTATCCGAGCAGGTAGAGCCTGATCTGGTCGATCCCCCGGAGGGTGTGCTGACCGATGGTCGGCGTGTTCACCACGTAGTTGGTGACGCCGTCCTCGGGGGTGTAGCTGACCTCGACGATCGGGTGCAGCGCGGGGTCCTCGTACCAGTCGGCGTCGATCTGGATCTGCTGAACCACGCGCAGCGCGTCGAGCGGGAAAACCTCGTCCTCGTTGCCGACCGGCTTCTCGTCCCAGTCGACGTGAGCCTCGTTGTTCTCGTTGAGATAGGTGATGGTGCCCCGCGTGTCCGCGAAGATGTCCGCCACCCGCTGGCCGACCTTGGTGGGCTGCTGGTCCGTGATCATGTGCTGGCTCCTGTCCGGGCCGGTGCGTCCGGCCACAACCCCAGTAAATCACAGGCTTGCTCCGGGCGCAAGTCCAGCCCCAGCGATAACGTTACGACGGAGGGGACTTGCGCGGTCGACAAGGCCGTGATTTAATTGAATTAGAACGACGGCGGGGGCAACACCGCCCCCACAACTCAAGAGGGAGCCAAGACCATGGCAGCTTTCAACCGTGGCAAGGTCGGCGAAGCTCGGATGGCGGACGGTTTCACCGGCCCCAGCTACTTCGTCTGGGAGCTGGACGGGGACACCGCCCCGACCCGCGCGCTGGCCGCCCAGTGGGAACAGGAGCGGCTCGACGCCGAGGCCGAAATCGCGGCCGAGGTCGGGTACGAGCGGTTCCTGGAGACCAACGACCGGTACCGGTGGGAGTGCGAGGAGGACGAGCGTCGCGCGGCGGCACTCAGCGCGGACTTCGACCGCTGGCAGGAGTCGATCTGGTGCTCGCAGGGCTGAGACAACACGGAACCCCCCGCCGGGGAGTGGCGGGGGGTTCCGCTGTGTTCGGGGGTCACCAGGCGGACGGGTCGCCCTTCTGGTCGCTGATCAGGAACTCGATCTCCTTGAACACGGGGTCAGTCCCGCCGGTCAGCGTCGTGATGTCGTCCCCGATGGCCACCAGGTCCTCGAAGTCGAGGCCCGGGACGTGCGCGTCGAGGTGCTGCGTCTCGGCCAGCCGGTACCACGCGTCGGCCAGGGCGTCGGCCAGCGTGTCGAACCCGCCGTGGTCCGGCCGACCCCAGTCCTCGAACCCGTAGAACACGACCTCGTACGCCCAGTGCGGGTCGATGTTGTGCTGCTCGGTCAGCGCGTTCTTGATCAGCGAGCTGAGCAGGCTCGGGTTATCGACCACGTTCGCGCGCATCCGGTCGACGTCGACCCGCAGGTTGTTAACGAGGGCGGTGGCGGTTTCGAGCATGTAGTCGACCACGCGGCTGGCGGTGGACAACGCGACCCGCTCGACCGACGAGTGCGAGATGTCGCGCTCGTGGTGCAACGCCACCCCCTGCGCGACCGGTTCCACCTGAGCCCGCACCAGCCGGGCGAGTCCGCAGAGCTGTTCCGACCCGATCGGGTTCCGCTTGTGCGGCATCGCCGACGAACCGCGTTGGCCGGAGCTGAAGCCCTCGCGCATCTCGGCGACCTCGGACCGCGAGGACAGCCGGATCTCCAGCGCCAGCGACTCGACCACGTTGGCGATCTGCGCGAGAGCGTGCAGGTAGTCGACGTAGACGTCCCGGGTGACCACCTGGGTGGTGGCTCCGGCCGGTCGCAGGCCCAGGCCCTGAAGCGCGGTCAGCTCAGCCGCCGGGGTCATCGACTTGTAGTCGCCGACCGGTCCCGACAGCTTGCCGACCTCGTACAGCTCGGCCAGCATCGACAGCCGCCGCTCGGCGCGCTGAAGGTCGTAGAACGAAACGGCCAGCCGCCACCCCCACGTTGTGACCTCCGCGTGTTGACCGTGGGTGCGACCGACCCGGACCGCGTCCTTGTACAGGAGGGCGTTCTGGCCGACCGCCTTGGACAGCCGACCCAGGTTCACGCGGATGGCGTCGGTGCTGGCCTTCATGCGGAGGGCGTTCGCGGTGTCGACGACGTCCGAGCTGGTCAGGCCCTTGTGCGACCAGGCCCGACCCTCCGGGCCCATGCCCGTGCGCCAGAGGTTCAGGAAGGCGATCACGTCGTGGCGCGTCGTGGCCTCCTCCGTGGCCACGGCCTGCGCCGACGGGACCGATGCCCGGCTGATCTGCGCGAGGGCCTCCGAGGGGGCACCGAGGGCCTCCGCAGCGGCCAGCTCGATCTCGGCCCACCGCCGGAGCTTCCAGTCCGGTGACCAGATGGTGTCCATCTGGGGGGTGGTGTATCGGTCGAGTTCGGTTTGCACTTAGCACGCTCCTTGGGGTGCGAGAAACTTCCATCCGTGCCAGCCCAGCAGGGCCAGGGCGAACCCCAACCCCGCCAGGCTGATGGCGAACGCGGCCAGCACGTTCACGCGTCGTCCTCCTCGTCCTCGTCGTTGAAGATCTCGTTCAGCGGCCTGGGCTCGACCTTGGTCACGGTGGGCTGCCAGTCGGGCGACCTGAACTGCGGTCCGCCCTGGCCCGGGGTGCCGGGCATCTTGCCCTCTTCGTCGACGACCTGCTGCGCCATCAGGCCCCGGGTGATGTCGGCCGCGCGCTGGGCGTAGTACTCGATCAGGTCCGTGGTGATCGGCAGCGACGGGTCCGGCATCGGGATCTCGAACCCGATGGCCCGGGGCCGGATCGGCGGACGCTCACCCAGCCGGGTCTTGGTGCGCGGGTGCCCGAACGACATCGAGATCACGGGGCGCGCGGGGTCCTCGCTGGCGGGGGCCGTCTGCGACCCGTACGCCCATCCGGCCTTGCTGAACTCCTCGATGTACACGCCGAAAACGACGTCCCGGTCGTCCGGATGCGGCGTGACGAAGATGTTGGCCTGGTCGAACGTGACCTGCGTCCGGCGGAGGGTGAGGGCGTGGCCCTCGTCCGTCAGCCGATGGATGACGTTGTCGAGCGGGACCGACGCGTCTCTCATGAGCTTGATGTAGTGATGGTACGTCACGAGTCGTACTCCTGGTTCTGGTTGGGCAGGGTGTTACGAAGGACCTGGGCACGCTTCTTGAAGATCCGGGCGACGTCGCTGCCCTGGACGATCCCCGAGCCGATCGTGGCGAAGTCGAGCCGGACGCCCTCCAGGACCTCCACCAGCAACTCGGCCGCGTGGTCGTACACCGGGGTCCAGTCGAGCTGGTGGTCACCGCGCTTGATGACGCGCAGATCGTGTGCCCAGTCCTCGTCACCGTGCTGGATCTGCTGGATGATCAGATCACGGCGCGCGACTTCGAACGTGGCCGGGTCCGTGTCGTTGGTCCACGTGTCGTCGAGCCTCTGGTGGCCGACGGCGTATTCCCAACGGTGCATGTGCACCTCCTTATTCCGAGCTTATCCTACCATGGGACTTGCTCGCAGCGCAATCACCCGGGCAAGCGTGAGCCCCCTCACCCGGACCGGAGCGCGGGAATTTGGGTGAGGGGGCGTCAGGGGGGGGTGGCGGTCAGCTCTCGTCGAGGCACTCGACCCACGCGACGACCACGGCACCGACCTGGATCAGCTCGGCGCGCAGGGCCGCGCGGTCGGTTTCCGACAGGGCCTCCCAGAACTCCTCGCGCAGGATGTTGGTCCACGTCTGCTGGTTGTTCGCGTCGGCCTTGCGGGTGGCGTTCCGGGCAGCGTCGGCCATCGGCTTGAACCGGATCGACGTGCCGTTGGGGTGCATCTGCTTGCCCCACTTGAGGTCTTGGGCCGCTCTCTCGTTGCGGATGTCCTCAAAGATCCGCTGCTGAACGTCGCTCATCGGGCGACCTCCTTGATGTCCCGGGTCCACAGGACGGCGGACGCCAGCAGGACGACGAAGTTGGCGACCCTGACCCACATCGGCAGGTCGATCAGCATCGACATGATCAGGACGGCGACGACCGCCCAGGTCCAGTAAAACCAGGGCGTGCGCATGGTCTGCTCGCGAAACACCGACACGAAACCCATGACGATGAGTACGAGAGCGATCAACGTCGCCAGTACAATCACAGCGGTAACCACCGGGGAGCCCTCCAGGTCTCTTGCAACTGGGCACAAGTGTACCACCCTGTTGCCGTTGGGACAAGCGGGATCCGATCGGCGATTAAATCATACGGGGGCCGCGTTGCGCAACCTGTACACGTTCGGAAAACACCCGCTGATCACGTCGACGCTGACGTCCTCGTGCAGCTCGTGATCTTCGATCGTGTACAGGGTGACCACGCGTCGGCTCTTGCGAGCGACCACCAACGCGATGTTGCCGTTTTTTGTCTCCACCCAGTCGTCAACGTTCAGAACCACGGTGCTCAAACCTCCGGTCGGGAGTTGTACTACCACGGTAATTGCGCCCTCCGCAACGGCACAAGAGCGCACAGGGGTGGCGCGTGGTGGCGGAAGACAGCGCACGGCCCCCACCCTGTGCGCTGGGTGGGGGCCGTGGCGGGTGCGGTCAGCGACCGGTAGATCCGAAGCCGTTCGCTCCCCGCTCCTTCCGGCGGGCGACGCCCCACACGGGCGTGAAGCGCTGGCCCGGGGCCTCGTGAAGGATGAGCTGGGCGATCCGCTGCCCGCGCTCGATCTTCACGTCCTCGTCCGCGTTACTGACCACGGGAGCGAACAGCTCGCCCGTGTACCCCTCGTCGATCACGCCGACCGTGGGGGCGACCATCAGGTTGAGGTTCTTGAGCGTCGAGCTTCGGCCAGTGATCTGGGCCCACAGACCCTCGGGGATGTCCACCTTGACGCCGAGCGGCACCGTGGCCTGACCCCGAGCCGGAACGACGACCTCGTCGCTGGCGTACAGGTCGTATCCGGCGTCGTCGGCGTACCCCTTGGTCGGGAGAGTGGCGTCCTGCTTGGCCTTCTCGAACACGATCGGCTCGACGTCGCCGAACTCGGGGTTGTCGTCCAGGTACGACATCCGGTCGGTCAGCCAGTCGATGCCCGCGCTGACGCCCTCCTCGTCCAGATGGTGCACCTCGGTGAAGAGCTGACCGCGCCAGCCCGCGACGACCCATGAGGTGTCGATGTCGGTCAGGATCAGGACCGGCTTGCCGTGCGTCATCAGCCACGAGATCTCGGCCGGGGTGCCGATGGTCGGGGTGTCCTTCGGCAGGAACGCCACCGCCCCCGAGCTGGCGAGCATGGCGGCCTCGTTCACGCGGTTGATCACCCCAGACGGCTGACCGCTCACGTTGAACGCGGTCAGCGGGTTGTACGTCGGCAGGCCCAGGGCCTGGAGTTCGCCGACCGCGTAGTTGAGCAGGTCGGGGCACGCGCGGCCCATGTCGATCGGGTGTGCCAGGTAGATCAGTCGGTCGTTCTTCATGTCGGCCCTCCAGCCGGGCGGGGGCAGCACCGCCACCCCCGCCGTTGGTTGTGCTCGGATTGACGGATTGACTCAGACTCCGGGCCAGGACCCCGAGTCGCGGATGCGCTGGACCATCTTGAGGTAGACCCCCGCGTCGAGGATCGTGTCGTCCGAGGGACGCTCACCCCGCATCACGGCGTCCGTCCAGCGCTCGATCTTCTGGATGCAGTTGGCCCAGCAGCCGAGTTCCAGGGCCTCGGCCTCGGACACCTCGCGACCCTGGAGCTGGGCCATCTTGCGACCGAGCTGCATCAGGCTGTTCGACCCGTACTCGATCGACTTGGGCACCACGCCCTCGGCCTCTGCGGCGGCTCGCTTCAGCCACCACTCGGTCAGGATCTCGGTGCCGTTCTGCTGCGCGTCGGACATGATCTGCTCCATCGTGATGTCAGGGTCCAGGAAGGCGTCGACGCGCTTCCCCAGGGCCTCCATCTCGTCGAGGATGGACTTCGGGACGCTGGGCAGCTCCAGGAAGTTGACCGACTCGGCCCAGTCGTTCCACTGGTCGCCGTTCCACGAGTGAACGGTCTGGAGATGCCGCCGGATGGTTCCCTTGGTGTGGCCAGCACGACCCGGGCACGAGGTAGGCACACCCTCGGCCAGCTCCCTCTCGCGAACCGGGCAGCCGATCGGACGACCCCAGATGGGCGAGTCCTCCCCGACCGTGTTGATGGTCATGTTGGGGGGCGGCAGCGTCGGCAGACCGAGCAGCTCGGCCATCGCGTCGATGTCCTCCTGATCGGACGCCTCGACGTCGCGCATGTGCGCCAGGAGCTGGTCGGTCGGCACCGCCTCCTGACACTCGGGGCAGCGGGTGGCGGGAACGTCCTCGCCCGTATCGATGTTGCGCACGGTCTCGGGGTCGTCCTCACCCGGCTGGCCCTTGCCGCACGGGCACCCGTTCGGGCCGAACCCGTTGGGGTGCGAGCAGTACAGGTCGGGGTCCTGGTTCATGTGCGGATTCGCCTTGAGGTACGCGGCGATTTCGGCGGGGGTGGCGTCGCGCTGCGGCTCGCCCATCTTGGCCACCCGGATGGTAGTTCCCGGGTGCATGGCCGGACGGCCGGTGTGGGTGGCGGGGGCCGCGTCCCTCTGCGCGGGCACGTAGGGGGCTCCGGAAGCCCTCTCGTGGTGCTCCAGGGGGCGGAGGTCCGGCGGCAGCTCCGAGAGCCTCCGGAGGGCCTCCGAGGGCGCGTGGACGGGGTGGCTGTAGTGACGGGCGCACCCCTCGCGACCGCAGTGGTCGGGGTCGTCCCGCTTGGGGAGGTGGATGTGGAAGTCAGCACCCATGGTCACGGCCTCCAGAGGGCAGTGGTCGGCGAGGTGGTGATCATGCGGATCGGGGCCCCGATCTCGCGCTCGATGTTGGTCACGATCTTGGGCAGCGGGGGTGCAACCTCGTGCGTCCAGTCGACGTCGTCGAACATGCCCTCGGCGTTGCGGATCTCGTCGAAGATGCTGTCGACCATGGTCAGCGCGACCCGGACGGCCGGAGCACCGCCGTTGGCGATCACGGCGCGGGCGACGAGTTCGCCGTCCCACTCGCCCACGCGCCGGACCTTCTTGGTCACGGTCGTGTACTCCTCCGGCAGACGCAGGTCCTGCCAGGTGGTCTCGTTCTTCATCGGGCCGGAGTTGCCCGCCACGCGGATCGGGCGGACCCGGGCGGCCAGCCAGACGCCGAACTCGTCGACCTCGCGCATCCACGGGCTGAGGCCAGCCATGGACAGGAAGTCGATCGCGCGGCAGTCGGACGAGGTGCACTGGGGGTAGTGACCCGCGTGCAGCCCGAGGCCGAACCCCTGGGTCCCCTCGATCACGACCGTAGCGCCGTCGGCCAGCCGACCCCGCACGAACTCGGCGGACTCGATCCGGCCCTCGTCTTGGATGTGGTCACCCCAGGTCTTGGCCAGTCGCCAGATGCGGTCGGCGCGAGCCGCCCCGATGCCCTTGGCGGTGGAGCCGAGACGCTCCTGGATCTTGGCGTCGACCTCCTCCTGGATGTGACGCGGTTCGAGCAGCGTCGCTTGGGTGTCGATGACCAGCCGCTGGCTGACCTTGTATCCGGCGGCGTCTAGCGCGACGACCTCCGACATGAGCACGTTGTAGTCGATCTCGGAACCGGCGGCGATGACCAGGTCGGCATCGGGGTTGCTGACGGCCCCCACCGGCACGGTGCGCAGCCGCCACGGGTGCCCGATCCAGTTCTCGCCGGACATGTGCGAGTCGTCCGGGGTGCAGTCGTTGGGGCACAGGCCGTACACGGTGTGACCCGCGTTCGGTCCCGCCACCCGCATGACGACCACGTTGTCACTCGCGACGGCCGGTCGGCTGAGCTGGTCAGCGACGTGTCCCTTGGCCTCGGAACCGTACTGGGCTCCGGCCACTACCAGAAGCTTGCCACCCACGGCAAACCCCCTTCTGTTTCGTTGTTGCTCGGGTGTTGGTGTTTACTGCTCGAAGACGGTCATGTCGATTTCGGTGTCCGGCTGGCGGGTGACCCGGCCGTCCGAGGTGCGTCGGCGCGCGGAGCCGTGCAGCTTGGCGCGTCGCTTGTCCTCGTCCGTGTGCTCGGGCTCGTGGGGCTCGGTGATGACCTCCACGTACAGCAGGTCGGCGATGTCGAACGTGAGGAAGCGACGTCGCTTGCCGTGCGGCGTGGTGACCTCGGCGGACATCTGGCCGTACGCCAGCTTCACGTGTCGCGCCAGCCGCGCGAGGATCTCCGCGACCTCGGGGGCCTGCTGTACCAGCGGCTCCTCGCGGAAGATCGTGTCACAGCCCGAGAGCCGGTAGCCCACGGTCACGTTCACCCACTCGGGGTCGGGGTGCTGCGACATCGCCCGATTCACACGATGGATCTCGTCCATCATGTCCGACGCGGGGACGTCGTCGTTGCTGGGGGTCCCGATCAGGTTCATGCTTGCCCTCCCCCAGCGGCCAGGGTGACCGCCGGATACCCATCGTAGCACGGTAGTTGCTGCCCGCGCAAGCAGCGGGGGCGGTCCCGACGTGGTGCATCGGGACCGCCCCCGGCGGCTCAGTCGGCGAACGTGACCTCGGTGGCTCGCAGGACGCCCGGGGCCAGCCAGTAGGCGTCGGCTCCGGTGACGTAGTCGCGCACCCAGTCCGTGGTCACGGGCGTGTCCCCGTGGGTGCTCGCGTCGTCCTTGGGTACGGTGTCCAGCGTGGTGAGGTCGGCCGTGATGACGACCGTGTTCGGGTCGGGCATCTCGGCCTGCACGTTGTCCCAGGAGGTGACGCCCGGGACGATGTACGGCTCGGCCCCCGCGATGTACGCGGTGGCGAAGTTGCTGTTCACCGGCTGGCCGTCGTGCTCGTGCTCCAGGACGTCCGACGTGATCGTTACGCGCATTACTGGCTCCGTTCCCTGGCCACCCGAGCGGCGGCCAGGGTCATACCGTATCATGACCGTTGTCTGGTGCGCAAGTACCGGGGTTACGGCAGCGCCAGCGTGGCCAGGTCGCCCGGGGTGACGTCGTATGGCAGGCGGCCATCCGCGAACAGGTGGATGCCATTGTCGGCCAGCAGCAGGTCGCACACCTGCGAGCAGATGCCCTGGTCCGGCTGCTGGACGGCCCACTTCACCCAGTTGCTGTGAATACCGAACCGGTACAGCGCGAGGTACAGGTACGTCGACCACGCGTACCGGTAACCCCGCTCGAATGCGACCCGAGCGTCACGGACGATGCTCGCACGCCGGGTGTCGGTCATGAAGTTGGCGATGGGGGTAAGCTCGTACTCGTGGGGGTTGCCCGGCTTGGGCTTCTGGTAGTAGCTGACCACGGTGCCGGGACGGTCCAGGTACTTCGACAGCGGCGTGATCACGGCACCCCCGGGCTGAGCCTCGAAGACCGTGTCATCGTCCAGCACCATGGCGGCGTGAGTCCAGTACGAGGTGTCGCGGTTGATGCGCTGCATGACGTCGACCATGAGGCCGACGAACCCTTCTATGCGCAGCAGGATCACGTCACCCGGCTTGAGGTGAAGATCTCTGACGAGCGTGCGGTGGTGGGGCTTGCTCATCGGTACACAACCTCCGTAGAACCGCCGTGGCCGTGGATGGCCCGGACGTGGTCGATCGAGTCGTACACGTTGACCGAGCTGAACTTGCCCAGCCAACACAGGGCGACCTTGCCATTTTCGAACTCGAAGCCCTCCGCCACCCGCCCCGAGCCAGACACGCCCGAACCGTCGTGGGAGCGCATCAGGTCGAACGCGCAACCGGGGGGCGTGGTGGCGTCCCAGTCGTCGACCAGGTATTGCTTGACGGCCTGGACCATTTGCTCTTGGCCCCATGCGACGTTGAACACGGCGTCGCGGATGGCACCGAGGATGCGCTTCGTTCGGATGAGGTCGGCGGCGATTCGGTCGCGTTCGCGGGTGAGGTCTCCGATCCGTTGAGCTTGACTTCGAGGGGGCGCACTGGGCAGCGGCGTGGGGTTCGGCATCAGTAGCCCTTGCCTTTCAAGATGACTGTTCGGACGTAGTACTCGCCCAAGCATTCGGAGTCTTTGGCGTGGGGGCCTTCACCGAATGAGACCCACTCGCTGTGGGCTCGCTGGGGCGGTTTGAACTCCGGTTTCCTGTAGATCGGCTTGTGGTTTCCGGCCTGGTACGACTTGACCGGAACACCCGCGCGCCGACAGATGTGGCGCATGGCCCCGATGAGCTGCGAGGTCAGGAACTCCGACCCCTGCTGCATGCCCATCTGCGAACCACGCAACGTGAACTGTTCGTGTACCAGCAGGTCGAGGTACCGAACCTCGCGGACCAGCGTATCAACGCAGTCGTCGGGGTCGGTGTGGTACGACCTGATGCAGAAAGCACCCCACCACCAGCTAATGCCGACGTTGCGGTCCCCCGGGTCGACGGACCACCAGTACACGGGCAGGCTGTTGATGTTGTTGACGTGCTTGTCTCGGTACTCGTCAAGCGCTGGCACCGCCACCCCCCAGGGTGTCCACGTAATCGTTGGGGCAAGGCTCCCGATACGCGTGAGCGGGGGTGTGTCGGCAGTTGGTGCGCCGGATGCCGCAGATGCTGGCGGCGTGCTTCCAGGTCGGGTCGTTCCAGGTCTCGCACTCGACCAGGTGACCCCCGCAGCCGCAGCCCGAATGATCACCGTTGACCAGCAGGTGGTGGGGGGCACCCGTCAGCCGGTCCTCGGGGTATCGCTCCTCAGCTCGGGCGATGGCCTCGTCGTCCATGTCGATGCCGAACGCGTCGCCACGTTCGAGGTTTTCGAGGACGAAGTTCGCGCGGTCGAGCTGGCGATCGTCGACCGTGTCACCGAACGCGAACCACGCGGCATGGTGCTGGCTGGTCTCGAAATCGCGGTTGTCGTGCATGGCCTTGAGCTGACTGTACGTGCACCCCAGTTGACGCAGACGGCGCGCAACGCCCAGATGCCATTCGCGCGTCGTCAGCTCGATCACTTCGGGCGGTGCGAGCCGCTCATGCGCGGTCGGCAGGAAGCTGGTCGTTTCCTCCTCGGCCGGAACCAGGACACGGTACGGACCCCCGGTGTCGACCATCAGGCCAGCCAGCTCGATCTCGTCCGGGTGGTCGGTAATCGGCAGGCCGGACGCGTCGAATTCGGGGGTCATCTGGTTCTGCTCGGCGCGCTGGAGCCGCTGCGCCAGGTCGACATAAGGGCCTGCCGATGCAGCCGCTCGGGTGACGTTCTCGAATGCCTGGGCGACCTGCTCGAACGCCGCGCGCATGTGCACGACGAACGGCGGCATGACGTCCATCAGAATGCGCACCGCCTCCTCGGCAGCGAGCGCGTAGTTCGGGTCGTCCTGATTCTCGGCGTAGAACGCCTCGACCGACAGAACCGCCATCGCGTGCACCCGGTCCGGGTTGAAGCCCTGGGCCAGCAGCCGCGATTCGACCCGATCTTGGAGACGTTCACGAGGTGTTGGTGTGGGCATAGGTCCTCCGTCCTCCGTGCCCTGAAAATACTAGGGTATCACGGGGTTTGCGGCCGGGGCAACTGGTAGTCGACATGGCGAAGCCCCCGGGTCACCGTGTTGGTGGGCCCGAGGGCTTCTGTGGGGTCTCCGGCAGCCTCTCGCGAGGCCCGGGGGGCTCAGGAGCTGGCCGGGGCTCCGGTGGTCTCCGTGGGCTGCTCCTGGCCCCGGGGGGCCACGTCCTCCGCTGGGGCCTGTGGCGTGATCCCGTAGTTCTGCCCGCGCTTCACCACGAAGAACTCGCCCTCGATCACCCCGCCGGGTCGAGGAAGGCCCTGCATGATGACGTGCCCGACGTCGGTGATGAACATCGGCAGCAGCGTGCCCTTGGGAAGGTCCCCCTCTTGGACCTCCCACCGGAAGTACGCGGCCGACCGACCGCGCTCGGTGCCCAGCATCTTGAGCTTGAGCGCGAACACCGTGTTCTCCCGCCACTGCATGTCGGGATGCAAATTGCGGTCGGGGTAATGCAGCAACTGAGAACCCGAGGCACTCCACGGGGTTCGCAGGGTCTGGTTACGCTTCATGTGACGGAGCCCTTCTTGGGGTTCTTGACCCACAACTGACTGAGAGCGTAGTCGACGGCCTGCTCGTTCGCACGGTGCTGACCGGGGGCTGCCCACAGGTAACCCGCCAGCGTACGGGCGATCGAAGGCACGTAGCCCAACGCAGTCATCATCTCTTCGAACTTGCGGTTGATCTCGTCCTGCTGTGCCATGGTCAAACACCTCCTTCTTCCCTGTAACGTCGACCAGGGCTGGCGGTGTCCTTGATCAGGGCCACGTAAGCGGCTCGGTCAGTCGGGTCACAGATCGTCCGGGCGTCCGGACGTGACCCACCCACGAAGTGCCCACCGGCCGAAGACGGCGCTCCGCATTGCACGCAATGGTGCCGATGCTCTGCGCAGACGTTGATCTTGACCTTGGTTTCGAGGCACTCCGGGAGACTGAACAGACGACTCACTTTGACTCACTCTCAAGGATGCGCGGGGGGCGGTGGCGGCCTGTACCGCCACCGCCCCCATGGTACCCCGAGGTGTGCCCAGCAGGCAAGTGGTGTTTAGTTGCCCTCGGCGCGTGCGCGCCAAGTCTCGCGGATGTTGCTGAAGTAGTCGGCCGGGTCCTGCCACAGGTCCTGGAAGAGCCGGGTTGCCGACGACTGCCGAAGCGTGCCCATCTCCAGCATGTTGGCAAGGGCCGTGCGCGCGACCTCGCGCGTCTCCGGGATGACGATCCGGAACAGACGAGCCAGGTCGGCGCGACGTTCGCCGTCGGTCATCGGGAGCATGTCGGGGTGTCTCATGCCTTCTCGTCCCATCGGTCGGGAGCGATGCCGAAGTCCATCACGCGGCCTCGCACGTTGAAGTACTCTTGGAAGACGCGCTGACCGATCTCGCTCACCAGCTTGGCCTCGGCGTGACCCTCGGGCGTGTCGTCGTGCTCGGTCACGAGGGAGTCGTGCACCTGGAGGAGAAGGCACCCCGGGACCTCGCGCTCGACCGCCGTCATCCAGTAGATCATGGCTCGGGCGAGGTTGCCCTGGATGACCTGGTTCGGCGCGCTGACGGTCTTCTCGTCGACCGCGTACCAGCGACGCCACCCGTCCAGCATCTTGAGGTAGCCAGGTCCGCCCATCCACCGGGTGACCCGCTGCACGGCCCGGTCGCTGAACGCCTTGATCTCGGGGTTCTCGGCCCAGAAGTTGTCTTTGGCCTTCTGGACGTCGGTGGTCTTCATCTTCATGCCGGACGCGGCTTCCATCTGGGTCTGGATGGCCTTCACGCCACCCAGGTAGATGATGCCGAAGGTACCGCGCTTGGCGGCCGACCGCAGGTACTTGAACTGGGGGTGGGACTCGTCGACGCCGAACAGCGACTTGGCGTTGAGGGCGTGCATGTCCATGCCCGCGTCGAGGGCGTCCCAGAACTTGGTGGAACCGCTGATCACGGTGACCACTCGGACCTCACCAGCCGACAGGTCGTGCTCGAACTGGATGCGGCGAACCGGGGTGGGCTCCTTGGTGCCGTCCCAGCGGGTGACCATGGTGCCCGGCGGGACCTGGCCAATCATCGGCCGCACCGGCTTGGCGTCCTTGGGCACCAACTCGATGTGCGGGATCGCCTGGCACTGCCAGCGGCCGACCGCGAGACGGCCGGACTTGGTGCCGCCCTCGGCCGCTCCGGCGCGCTCCTTGTCGTTCTTGCACTGCTTGAACGAGGTCCGGATGCGACCGTCACGGCCGACCCGCGCGGCCCATCCGGTGTACCACTTCGAGTCAGCGTCACGGCGCTTGGTCCACGCCATCAGCTCGGCCGCGAACGGGTGGCCTGCCTCGTCCAGCCGGATCTTCTCCGGGATGTCGAGCTTGGGCTGTCCGGTCGGCGTGCGCTCGGTCGGCTCCAGGCCCAGGCCGTTCTTGCCCTCACACTCGGTGCACGACTTGGCGCAGAAGAACGCCGACCACACGGTCTCTTGCGGCTTGACGTTCCGTCGGGTGCGGTTGATCTCGTTCAGGCAGACGGGGCCGAAGTAGAACCGTGCGGCCTCCAGTCGCTTGGAGGGGTTGAACGGCAGCTCGCGGGCCTTCTCCGCGTTGATCGCCCGGACGCGCTTGCCCTCGGCGAACGACTCCTCGGCGTTGTACGCCACCCCGCGCCGTTCCATCCGGTACAGGGTCGTGCGAAGCTCCATCTCGGTGTTGACCAGCTCCCAATACTTCGGGATCAGGCCCTCTTCGCCGACGTTCTCCTGGTACTCCCAGAGCCGGTAGCACAGGTTGGTGTCCTTGGCCGCGTAGACGCCGACCGCACCGCACCAAGGCAGCAGGTCGTACCGCTTGGTGAGGCCGACCCCCTGGCGCTTCAGCTCCTCCGCCAGCGCGGTCTCTTCGTCGGTCGAGTCGTCACCCCACAGCCGACGCGCAGTCGGCTTGAGAGCAGCGGGCTGGAGCGGGTCGACGACCTGCTTCTGCACGACCATGGTGCACCAGATGTTCCGGCGCGACTTCGAGAACGACAGCGGTACCCGGGTCGGCTCCATCATGTGGAGCTTGGGCGTGCTGCCGTCCATGATCGACTTGGCCAGCGAGCCGGGTTCGGTGTCCGGGTCCCAGGCCCACAGGCCCTCGGGTCCGCCGAACCCGCCAGCGTCGGCGCGCAGGCCGACCCGCTCCTGGTGCATGTCGTGAACGCTGTTGTGCGCGGCGAGGTTGTCCCGGAAGTCGAGCCACATCACCAGCACGCCGTACTCGTCCGGGTGCAGGTTGGGCATGGCCATCTCGGGCGTCACGGTGTACCCGAGCGACTTCGAGTGCTGGGCCAGGATCTTCGCCTGGTCGGCCTCGTCGATCGGCTTGAAGGTGACGATACCGGTGACGGGGTCCTTCTGAGGGTGACCCGGCTTGCCCAGCACGGGGCCCTGATCGAACGGCCACGCGAAGTCGACGATCTCGCCCGGGGTACCGTCCGGGTTGGGCCAGCGGAAGGACACGGAGACCGCACTGATGCGGGCCTCGGGGTGCGCGGGCCGACCGGCCGTGACGAACGGCTCGCCGTCCACGGCCAGGCCGGAGCCCTCGGTGTCCCACGCGACCGGCCACCCGGGCGGAAGGTCGGGCAGTAGGTCGTTTCCGACCTGGGTCGCGTTCCAGCCCTCGGGGATCTTCAGCTCGGGGTGCTGAGCAGGAATCACGGCATATCCTTCGTGAGGTCGGCGAGCACGTTGGCCCGGATGGTGTTCACGGCGTTGCTGTGGTAGCTGCGGACGGCGTCGATGTCGAGGTCCGGGCCGGTGGTCTTGACCCAGACGTTATACCGACCGCGCAGGCCGTCCGCCTCCTTGGTCGTGCCCATAGTCGGGTCGATGTCGTTGCGGACGCGGGTCACGACGTCGTCATCGCGAATGATCGCCGCGTTTTCCAGGTTGACCAGGGTGCGGTACTCCACCTCGGTCCACGGGTCGCGGTACCGCCGGATCTGACCGTACATGCCCTCGGTCTTGCCTGCGTGGTTGTCGTCCAGCTCGATGACCTCGGCGTACCCGCCGTACAGCTCGGCCTCGACCTCGAACCGGTACGCGGCCAGCCGGTTGCCGACGAAGCACGCGAGGATGGTGTCTTTGTCGTCATACCCGCCCGGTTCGATGACCAGGAAGACCCGGGTCTCGTCTCCCGGTCGCTGGCCGAACCGCTCGGTGTCGAGGTCGCGCACGTGCTGCTGCTCGAACGGCTTGGCCTCGTACTTGGTGAACTTGGCCGGGAGCGGCGAGGTCGGCGGGATGTAGCCAGCCTGGTCACGGGTGATCCGGTCGACCGCCACTCGCGCGATGAGTGCGCGCATCAGCGGCTTGTCCTTGATCCACCCTTCCGGGTCGTTGCTGATGCGCTCCTGCTCACGCTCGATGGCGTCGGTGACGTGCAGGTAAGCCACGGTGTCCTCGTCCGGCAGGCGCATGCCCGCGAGGTTGAGGGCGTAGTGAAAGCCGATCTGCATCGCGCGGGACTTCAGCCAGTTGTACACGTTGAGCGCGTACCGGCCGTCCATCGCTTCGATCTGGTGGATGACCTCGTTCTTGTCAACCCAGATGTCGCCCTGGTCGAGCAGCTGATCCAGCTTGCCCACGGGGCCCTCCTTATTCTCGTCTTCCGCCGGGGACTAACGGCCCGGCGTGGTGTGCCACCATCCTAGCATGGTAGTTGCGCGCGGCGCAAGCACAGCGACGCCCCCTCTGTCAAGTTTCAACAGAGGGGGCGTCGGCGGGGGTGGCGGGTCAGTACGCGGCGACGACCTCGACGTTCTCCACGTGCTCCGCGTTGCGCAGCTCGTCGCCGTCCGCGTGACCGCGCATCGACTTGAGGGCCTCGGTCATGTAGTTGGTCTGCTCCAGCGTGCCCCGGGCCATGTCCACCACGCCCATCGAGCTGGACGCGTCGGAGTCCTTGATGTACGTGGTACACAGAGCGCTGACCTGCTGCGAAAGGGCGAGCATCCCGTCGAGGAAGTCGGCATCGAGGCTCGAAAGCCCACCGCCACCGCCCATCGGCGCGTCCATCATGTTAATACCGTCCTGTCTCGTGTCCTGCGGGTGTAGGAACCTGGGTCGATGGTACCACGCCAGCGGCGGTGGCGGGTATTACTGGGCGTCGGCCGGGGTCCAGCCCAATACGTCGCACTCGTAGGCGAACGCGTCGGCGGCCAATGCCCAGTTCTCGTTGGAGTTGATGACGTCTGCTTTGCGCAAAAGCTCGGACTTGTCGGCGAGGGCACCGGACTTCGAGTCACGCGCCAGGTCGTCAACCCGGGCGGCGACGTCAGCGCGGGTGGTGGGGTCCTCATCGCCAGCGAGCCACCGGGCGAACTCGTTGCATGCGGACTTGCCTGCGAAGTCCAGAGAGGACGTCTTCCCGGGCCTCTCGCTGGCGGGCTGGTCCTCACCCCCGCCGGAGCAGCCGGAGGCCAAGAGAAGGGCCACGAAGACCCCGGAGACGGTACGCCGCATGATGACCCCGCATAAGCCGAGAGGCCGACCCCCAGTGGGCCGACCTCCGGTGATTGTAGCACGGGCAATTACCCGCCGTTTAGTCCTGGTCCGGCGGTTCCTGCGGCGAGTACGCGGCCGACAGGTCCTCGCCGTGTTGAGACACGTTGGTCGGCCAGATCTTGGCCAGCTTCTCGCGGGCAGCGTCTTGAGTGGGGCCGTCACCCTCGATCAGGTCCTGAACCAGGCTGTACGCCGGGTGCCCCTCGGGGATCGGCGTCGGTCCGTCGGCGTTCTCGCGGAGCGGGTGGAACGCCAGCGAGATCTCGCCGTCCAGAACCTGCTCGATGACGTTGACCCGGATGGAGCCAGTGACCGAGTCGTTGGCCAGCTTGCGCAGGGCCTGCAAGATCCAGACCTGACGTTCGAGGGCGTCGGCCGCGTCGTACGCCGACTTGGAACGAACGCCACCGCACGTGTTGCAGCGCACGACCGGGAGCGTCAGGTCAGTGGTGCGTACGCGGTCGGTCGGCTCCATGCCGGGCAGCCGATCGCCCCGTTCGAGTCGGACCTGGGTCATGTACACGAGCGCGTCGATCAGCTCTTCCCAGACGTCGCGGATCGGGTCGCGCCCGTTGAACGTCTCCAGCGGCGAGCCGTATTTCTCGATGCCGTATCGCATCCGCTCGATGACGACCTTCGACAGGATCTCCTGTACGTTGAGTTCGCCCTTCTCGGGTAGCGGCTGGTCCCGCTTCGGGTCGCGCTTGTCGCCCACGGTCACCACACATCCTTCGTGATCACGATAACGTCGCCGTTGTCGGCGTCGTCGATGACCTTGAGGATGTGCTGGACGGCGGCCAGCATCTCGCTATCGGTCTCGAACGACTGGTGAGAGCCGTCCTTCTTGTGGACGTTGCGCACACGCACCTCGTCCTCGTCGCCGGACGAACCGTCCTGGGCGTCGTCCCACACGTTGATCAAACTCACGTCGTGCCTCCACACGCGGGGGCCCGGGTGCGCGTTCGCACCCGGGCCCGGTCGGTTACTTGCTGAACTCGTTGAGGTGGCGCGTCATGGGGTTGTTTCCCCACTTCTGCGACTTGGCGCGCGAGTCGCAGATGAAGACCGTTCCGGCGTCCTCCGTGGTGCGGACGAGCCGACCGATGCCCTGGACCAGACGGCACAGCATCGAATCCCAGTAGACCTCGCGCCCGTGCTTGCGCTCGATCGCCTTCGACTCCAGGGTCGGCACCCCGTAGGGCAGCTTCCAGACGATCACGGTGCGGAGGGCCGGACCCGGGATGTCGAGGCCGGTCCAGAGCGACGCCACCCCCGCCAGCACCGCCGAGCCGTGCGCCTTGAAGTCCTCGATGTCCTGCTTCAGCGACGCCTTGTCGTGCTTGTCCTGCACGTAGACCTCGGCCGCGATCTCCGGCTTGAGGTGCTGGACGATCAGCGGCAGGACGCTGTCGACGTCCTTCCACGAGGTGAACAGGATCAGCGCACCACCGCCCTTGGCGTTGATGGCCGCCGCTACCTGCTTGGCGCGCTCGCCCAGCGAGGTCGGGACCTTGGGGCTGTGCTGGCTGATGACGAGCCGGGACTTCGAGTAGTCGAAGGGGTGGCCGCCCACCTCGATCCGGCCGAAGTCGCCGACGCCCAGACGGCGCGGGTCGGTCTGCGGGATCGTGCCGGACACCAGGAACGAGGGCTGCTCGGTCAGGATGTCGCGGTACACCAGGGCGGTGTCGACGCAGATGCGCTTGAGGTGCGAAACCGGGTCGTCGTACGGGCCGACCGGCTGCAGCTCGATGGTCGAGATGTGCTCCTCGGACTCCTCGACGAAGTCCACGAAGCGCATCAGCTGCTTGGCCTCCTTGCGGTACTGCTTGGCAAGGTCGGGGTCCTGGCCGACCGCGTCCGCGCGGTCCTCCAGGTCCTGGGCCAGAGCCTTGGCGTCAGTGGCCATCTTCATGACCGTGTCGTCGCGCGCCAGCAGGCCCTCGGTCTGGTTGGTCTCGACCATCTCCAGGGTCTTGGCGTCGACCCACTCGCGCAGGCCATCGATGTAGTCGTACACCTTGCTGCCCGGCTTGATCTCGTCGGACTGGCAGCCACGGGCGATGGCCTCCAGCTCGTGGCACTCGTCGACGAACAGCGCGCCGATCTGGGGCAGGAGCTGGACCACGCCGCCCGACCACGCGTCGACGAGGTAGTTGTACGTCAGGACGTGCCCGTTCGTGATGATCACGTCGGCCGTCTCCGCCATCCGCTTGGCCATGATCGCACCGCAGTAGAAGCGGCACGAGCAACCCGGGTTCGGGCCCTTGCACGGGCACTTCCACGGGGGCGTGCTGTGGACGTCCTCGCAGGTGGACGCGTGGCCGGAGTGGGTCGGGCAGTGGTCGTCACGAACCCACGCGCTGTTCGCGTCGCAGTCGCCAGAACCGGGGCACCCGTACAGGTTGTCGAGGCCGAGCTGGGCCCACTCGAAGTTGCCATCTTTGGTCAGCTCGACGAACTGCTGACGGGCGAGCCGCTCGCCTCGTTCGCTGAGGGCCTTGGAGTTGGCGCAGACGTAGTTCGACCGGCCCTTGAGGTGCACGATCTTGCCGCCCACGGCCTCGCGGACCTTGGGGGCGTCCTTGAGGACGTACTGGTCGATCAGGCTGTTGTTGGGGCAGACGACCAGCGAGGGCTTGCCGGTCTGCCGGGCGGCCTCCAGGGCGGTCGGCAGGATCACGAAGGACTTACCGGTACCCGTGCCGTACTGGCCGAACTTCACGCCGGAGCCGACCTGGAGAACCTGACGGATCGAGTCGACCAACTTGAGCTGCTGGGGTCGGGGCGGAAGGCCCATCGACTCCATCATCTGCTCGAAGACTCCGTCGATCATTTGGGGAACACCCCACCTATCTGGGTCTGAAGGACCCGCCGGGGTTCCGGCGGGACCACCAGTAAAACACGGGATTTGCCCCGGGCGCAACTACCGGGGGCACGCCGCCACCCCCGCCGTTGGGTCGCCCACGGCAACTATTGACGATTGACAGCGGGTCGGTCCCACCCGCGCGGCGGTGTGTAGTCGGCAGCGGCCGACGACGTCTGAACCGGGGTCAACCAGGGCCGGACGAGGTGGAACGCGTGCCAGGGGTAAGCCGGTGCCAGGATCTGCGGCGTGATGACATAACAGGCCCAACAGACCTCGCCGTTGTGCATGTCGCGCGAGTGGCGGCAGGCGCACTGGTCGAGGTCGTGCGGGGTTATGTCCTCATCGTCCCAGGGGTTCATGCGTTGAGCCACCAGAGGAGAGCCAGCAGCCAGAGAGCCGTGCCGATGGACAGGCCGACAAACGCGCCGATCATCGGCGGCATAACGTGGTCGACGAAGTAGGCGAGAGCCCGCTTCAGCCGAACCCAGCGAGGACGCACGAGTTGCATCGTGTCCTCCGAAGACATCGTAGTCAATCAAACCACCCGTTTCTGTGGAGCACCGGACGGCAGTAGCATATCACAGGGCTTGTCGGGGGTACAAACAGGGGGGTAACGGCGGCTGGAGTGCGCGGCGCAGGTATGGGGGAACGGTAACGGGGAGTAGTCGAGCGGCACACGCCCTGAGCCACACCCCCCGGGGGGTGTTACCCCCGTTACCCCCCTATTAAAGTGTGATTATTGTAGAAAAAAGCCTGGCCGGTCAGAGGGGGTTACTCGGCAGTAATAAAAGGTTGGCTCATGGGTAACGGTAGGGGTAACGACACCCCCTCTTCGGACCGTTACCCCCCACCTTTCGCGGGTGTTACCCCCCTGAAATGTGATTACTCGGAGTTGCTAAGGTCAGGGGGGGTAACGGCGGGGGTAACACCCTGCGCCGTTACCCCTGGGGGTTACCCGGGCGGGGGCTCCCGTGGGCCCTCCGGCGGCCTCTCGTGGGCGCGCTGGCACCGGGGCCCGGGGCGGGGGCTCCAGGCCGTCCCGTGGCCCACGGAGGGCCGTCCCGGGCACACCACGCCCCCGGGCCCACAAGGGGGCTCCGGGGGCGGTGGCGGCTGTCCCTAATCCGTCGGCTCAGGTTCCGGATCGTCGAAGCTCGCGCCGACTCGGTCCATGATCAGCGTGGCCAGCGCGCCCTCAAGCGCGCAGTAACGTGACTTCTGGCCGTTCGCCTTGTCGGTCCACTTGGGCTTGCCCTGGGTGTCGACGCTGTTCGCCTTCAGCTCCTGGCGGATGGCGTCCTCGGTCCCGAGCTGGCGTTCCCGCGCGGTAAGGCCGTTGCGACCTCGCCACGCGTCGGCCAGCTTCTGGGGCGCGACCCAGACCGTGTCAGCCCGCGAGTCGTAGTACGCGGCGACGTGACCCCGCGCGCTGGTCGGGATCAGGTTGGACCGCAGGAACCAGGGGATGATCTCGCCGATCGCGTAGTTGATCGATCCTTCGTCCTGCTGCATCGCACACCAGGCGTCGACGCGCTCGATGTGGCTGGCGTCCTCGGTGATGTCGGCCAGAATCCGGGCTCCCATCCGCATGATCGCCATCTTGTCGCCGTGTCGGCCCGAGCTGGTACGCAACGCGCGCATTTCGCCCAGCATGTCGGCCCTGGCCTGGATCAGGCTGACCAGGGTCCCCGCCACCGCCGTCAGGTTCTCCGGCTTGCCACCGTATCGAGCCATCAGCTCCTGGATGTCGTCCCACTGAGGGCGCGTCGGGTCCTTGAACGACCGGCGACCCTTCGGGCTGGTGACCTCCAGCGAGATGGCCCGGTCGCGCATGGCCTTCTCCGACATCACCGTGCCGAGGCCCTCGCCCGAGACCACCAACGGGCACAGGAGCTGCACCGTTTCGGTTTCCCGGCGGTCGGTGCCCTTCTTGCTCGTGTGGCCCTCGGCCGTGACCTGGCGGATGGTGTCCTGAAGGTCGCTGATCTCGGTCATGTCGTCGAGCCAGGTGATGCCGTTCCGGTGTCCCGCCAGCGCGTCGCGGAACGCGGGGGCGGTGTACCGGCCGTGGCCGCTCGTGTTGCCCGCCATGGCGACCATGAGGGCGAAGAAACCCGTGGTCTTGCCGGACTCCGAGGGGGCCTCGATCGACATGAACGGGAACTGCGACGCTTGGAACCGACCCTTGAGCTGGGTCATGACCCACCACGACCCGAACACCGACGTGACGGTCTCGTCCTGGAAGGTCAGCACCTCGCGCAGGACGTTGATAGCTTCGATCTGCGGCACGGTTCCGTAGATGTAAGGTGCCCACGAGGTCAGCATCGGGTCCGGCACCGAGCCATCATGCGGCACGATCCGGTCCGGCGTGATCACGCCCTCGTGAACGATGAACTCTTCGAGTTCGGTATTCCACCCCAGATGACGAACGGCGTTCGAGCTTGCGGCCTCCTGGTTTTTGATGTACTTGGCGAGTCGCGCCCGTGCGCTGTGCCCGGCATACTTGTCGAACGGGGGCGGCAGGATCGTCGCGCCCCGGACCGCCAGCCACTGCGTGAGCTTGGAGTCGGTCGAGAAGATGGCAGGGTCGAGCTGGACGCCCTCGTAAACGTGGCCGTCCGTGTGCAGGTCGACCGTGTAGACCATCGTGTCGTCGGCCGCGCGGGTGATCGACCGGACCCGGATGTCGAAGTCGGCCCACTCCTGAGCGACCAGCTTCTTCTCGTCGCCCGACCCGATCTCGACCAGGGTGTGCAGCCGCTCGCCGTCTCCGATCAGCCAACCGTTGTCCTGGCTGTGGGATTCGGTCCGGCCGGACTCGCTGGCCCAGATCGACTCAACCGTCTTCATGAAGTCCCCTTCGTCAATCGGGTCATCGCTGGCCCAGTTGATGTTTTGAAGGAGCCCGACGTAACGGTCGTAGTAGCGGCCTTTGCACATCTTCGCGATGTGTCCCGCCACCCGTGCAAGCCAGTTGTTCCCGCGTCCGGGATCGTCCGGCGGCAGCGCCAGCAGGTCGGCCAGCGTCGAGGCAGCGGAGTTTCGTCCCGACTGCCTGGCCTGCACCTGCTTGGGCTGGTTCTCCTTGCGAAGAGAATCGGGGGCGTCCATCAGCTCGCCACCGACCCACTCGTAAATCACCCCAGTTGCGTGGACCGAGGGCGGCATCACGACGCCCGTGCCGTCCGCACGGAAGTCGTACCCGATCTCGGATTCCTCGCTGTGCGACTCCCACGCGCGGTTGTCGTCGTCGCGAATCCTGAAGTGCAGGTGGTGGCCCTTGCGCGTCTTGACCTTCAGCGCTCGGTCGAAGATGACCTCACCGAGCTGCTTGCGCCAGTAGACCTCGGCCTCCGGCCGGTCCAGGTCGAGGACGACGCGCTTGGACACCTGGCCGGTCGCCAGCCACAGGCCGTACGTTCCGGTTTCGTAGACGTCGCACAGGTCCGGGTACGTCCGGCGACCCGGCTTCAGCCAGTCTTGCAGCCACTTGATACCAAAGTCGGTGCCGGGGTTCTTACCACCACGCTTGAGGGGGAACACCTCCAGACCCTGCCCGGAGTATTCCGCCCAAACGTCGCGAATCGCGACGCCCTCAGCGGTTGTTGTCATTTGCTGGCTCCTTAGACGAACCGACCCCCGCACCGGGGGCGGTGGCGGGGGTCGGCTTCAGCGGGTTGTGCGGTGGCGGTCGATCAGAACAGCGGCTCTTCGCTGCTGCCGCTCTTGGCGGCCTCGGCGACCTTCTCGGCCTCGGCCGACTCGTCGTGCGAGAGCGGCAGGAGCTTCGAGATCTCGTTGCCGATCTCGCCCTTGCGCTGGCCGCCCTGGATGGTCCGCTGGGTGATCAGGGCCTTGACCTTGCGGCCGACCAGCTCGGCGGTGTCGGTGTTGGTCGGGACGCCGAACGCGCCGAACGTCTCCTTCAGCTTGAAGAACGCGGCCTCGGAGAGCGACGTGTTCGTCCAGAAGCGGCGACCGGCGTGGTCCAGCTCCTTGCCGTCGTGCTCCTTCGGGACCTCGAACGTCCAGCGCCAGTACGTGCCCTTGTCACCCTCCTTGACGTCCACGTCCTCCATGAGCTGGACGATGTAGACGCCCTCGGGGACCGGCTTGAAACCGTCCTCGGCCTGGTCGACCGCTGCGGCCTTCTTGTCGTCGAGCTTCGGCATTACGCCACCTCTTGCTTTCGTCTGGTACTGCGGTTGATGTTATCCCTGCCCCGTGACGACTGGGCATCGCCGGTGTTGCTGGGGCGGGTCGAAACTCACGTGATCCGTGCGGTCCGGCCCGCCCCGTCTGTGACTACCCTACCATGGGGGTTGTTCCTGGCGCAAGTAGGGTGTTTGCGCCTGTGAACCTTGGCGGTTCAGAGACCGACGTCAGCGGCCTCGGCCTTGGGGTCGGGCAATTCGCCGATGCGAATCAGCCGACGTCGAACGAACTCGTCCTCCAGGGCCCACGCCTGCGGGTCGTCGGCGTCGGCCTCGCGGACGAACTTCACGACCCGATCGAACGTGGGGTTGGGGAACGCGGGCGGCAGGACACCGTACCGGTCCTTGCCTCGGTACTTGCCCGTGGCCACCGTGGTGCCGACGAACTGGGACTCGTCCTTGAGGTCGTCGACCTCCTCGCGACCGGTGTAGATCACCACGTCGACGTACCCCATGAGGTCCGTCGAGAACGCGGGGGTCAGCGCGGGACGGTAGAACACGCCGCCCTCGGTGGCCTCCTTGTCGACCTCGCGCCGGTCGAGGCAGACGAACGCCGTGTGGCATTCGAGGTCGCGGAACTGGCGGGTGACGCGACGACACATCTCGGTCATCTTGCCCCACTCGTCCCGGTCCGTGGCGAACGGGTCGTCCTGGTTCACCATGCCCGCGCGCTCGGCCTGCGCCTTGGACTTCTCGAAGCGCGCGTTGGTGATGCCCTCCAGGAGCTTCTTCTGGATCTCGGTCATCGAGTCGAACACGACGCCGATGATGTGCTTGGCCAGCTCCTCCTCGCTCAGGGGCGTACCGGCGGCCTCGGCCGCTTCGCGCTCCTCGCGCTGCTTCTCGATCTTGGCCTTGAGCTGCCAGTACAGGCTCTGGAGGTCGTCGAACGTCTCCACCTTGTACTGGAGGATGCGGGTGGTGGGGATCTTCAGACGCTGCATCGGCTGGCGCTTCAGACCGGCCTCGGCGTCGATGTAGACGATGGTACCGAGCTTGGCCATGCTCGCGGCGTCCGTGGTCTTGCCCGACCCCGGTTCCCCGTAGTACAGCACGTTGACGAACTCTTCCGAGTCCTCCAGGGATTGCAACTTCGCCATTAAGCTACTCCGTTTCCACTCTATGAGCAATTCGACCGGATGGTCGGGCCTGCTCGCGCCCTGGAGCCGATGACGGGGTTCGAACCCGCTACCCGCAGCCGGAGCCAGTTAGCTGCGTCGCCCACCCTGGGCGTCCATCGACAGGTGTGGGTTTCCCTCCCACTACCGGGCCTTCACCTCCACCGAACGTTGCCGCTCAAACAGGCGGCGATAGAGCGTATGACAGACACCCACGTTCGGCCCCGGGCCGTATGCCCCGAGGGTCGACCACTCACGGGTCGTCTCGGGAGTTTGTGAGGGCTACCCCACCCTCATCCGGACTTAACTCGCAATACTGACTGTTACCCGCCATGGTTTCGTAACGCGCCCGGGGGTCAAGCGCGCGTAGCCTTAGGCGTCCGGCCCGCTGGTTGTACTAGAAGCCCGCGCGGGACTTCGCGAACGACAGGATGCCCGCGTCGGCGGCGTCGCTGGCCGACTGCCCCTGCTGCTGCTGGGCCTGGTAGCGACCGGCCGAGTCGAGCACGCGGATCTGCCAGCCGTCGAGGACGTTTCCGTCGCCGTCCTTGTTGCGCGTGGCCAGCAGCGTGACGGCGATGTTCTCGTTGGCACCCAAGGTCGGCATCAGCTCGTCGACCTCGGTGCCGTTCTCGAACACCTTGACGCCCACGTTCATGGCATCGCCGAAGGAGCCGTTCGGCTTGGTGCTGACGCCCACGACGACCTCGGTCACCCACGCGGGAACCGAGTCGAAGTCGATGCTGACGGCCTCGTCGTCGTCGCCCGCACCGGTCTGGTTGTCGCCCGTGTGTCCCGCACCGGGGACGGCGTTCGGGTTCCAGCCGACGACCGTGCGCTTGGGCTGGCCGTCGCGGTAGAAGGTCGCCCAGATGTCCACGTCGGACTCCTGCGGCTTGCCACCGATGTTGACCTTGCCGCCGGTCGCCCTGGCCGCCATCCGTGCGGCTCGGGACTGCTTGCCGACCTTCTGGTCCCAGTTCAGCAGGAACCGCCACTTACCGCCAGCGGTCGGCGTGTCCTTCATCATGCTCAAAGGCATCTTGCTATTCCCGTCGTTGAGGTTCACTTCCCTGTCACGTGACGTGTGACGACCGGGGATGGTGGCGGCCTGTCGTCTGCCGCACCTCTGTTTGGGTGTCGATGCTCAGCGAGCATTCCGCCACCGCCCCAGTACCCAGTACGGGATTCGAACCCGCGCTACGGCCTTGAGAGGACCGCGTGCTACCAATTACACTAACCGGGCTTGACGGGCAGGTCCCCCGGGGGGGTTAGGGGACCTGCCCTCTGCACCAGCCGGGGGGCGACGGGGGGACGCTCTCCCCGGCTGGCAGAACCATCGTAGCATGGGGGTTGTCCCCCACGCAAGCCCCCTAGATCGGGGCCTGTCGCACCAGGTCGGCGGCCTTGTCGTGGCCCATCTCCTTGAGCAGCTCGGCGATTTTGATCTTCGCCTCGCGCTCATGGTCGGCCTTGGAATCCGCCACCCCCCACGCGTAAGCCTCGTTGAGCTTACGGGCGATCTGCTCGCCGAAGACCTTTTTGTTGACGGCGATCTCGGGCGACCTCTCCGCCCCGTTGACGATCTCGAACACCCGGGTGTATCCACCCTGGGCCCTTGCGCGCCAGACCCTGCGGTCCATTGCGCCACCTCCCTGGTTGCTACCACATCGTACAAGATTGTACCATGTGGCTTGCGCCAGAGACAAGCCCTGTGTATGTGGCACCCGATACATCTGAGGCCCGGTGCCACGCGGGTGGTGGTCCGGGCCTCAGATGCCTCAACGTTCAGTGCCGGGTGAAGTCCTGGGCGAAACCCGTGTCCTTGAGGAACTGGAGTTCACGGGCGTCGTCGGTCTTCCGGCCGAGCAGGCACGCTTCAGTGAAATCGCACTTCCACTTGCACGTGTCGTTGTTGGTGTGCCGCTCCCGGCGGTTCTCCCTGGAGTACATCGAACGCGCCGTGGCGAGGGCGTCCTGGGCGATGTTCTCGACCTCGATCGGCGTCCTCGACATGAGGTACCGGTCGAATCGGGCGTCGAGGTCCTGCGGCACCGGGCGCGCGGCCTTGGTCTGGCCGTTCGCCTTCTTGATCTCCCACTCGCGGATGACCTCGGGATAGTCACCCTTGTTGCGTTGAGTTCGGGCGGTGTTGTAGATCGCACCGAACACCTTGTGACCCAGCTCGCGCAGACCCCACGTGTAGAGGCCGAACTGGTCATCCAGCTCCAGCTCGCGCTCTTTGGGCAGAGCCGCGTGTGACTTGTGGTCGATCAGCCACACCTTTCCCGTGCGCCGGTCGCGCACGACCAGGTCGATGACCATCTTGAGGTCGAACCGGGACAGCTTGCCGTTCCGGTACTTCAGGGGGACGATGGTCTTGTACTCGACCTTGAGGATCTCCCATTCCTCGTCGAGCCCCCACTTCTCCAGATACCCCTCGTACATCCACATGAGGAGGTCGATGACGTCCGGGTCCTTGCCGACGTTGCGGAAGTCCTGGACACGCTCCGCCACGGCGGTCGCGACCTCGCGCTTGCCGCCCCCGTGTTTCAAGGCGGTGTAGTGCGAGTCGAGGATCTTGTGCCACATCGTGCCGCGACCGGCGGCAGTGCGTTCGTCCTTGGGTTGCGTCCACCGCTGGACGTACCCGAGGTCGTGTTTGTGCGGACACTGCTTGAACGTGTCCAACTCGGAGTAGCTGATGACGATGGCCCCGGGCCTGCCAGCGACCGTGTCAACGGCTCTGAGCATTACGCGTCCTCCACGTTGATTTTGAGGGCGGCCAGCTGCTTCTTGGCCTCGTCCTCGGTGTCGTGCTTGCCGACCACCTCGGTCGACTCGGTCTCGTCAGGTGCCTTCTTGATCTTGACGACGACCCATTTGGACCCCCGCTTTTCCTTCCGATACGGCACGGTCGATGGCCTCCTTCGCTCGCATGGTCCACGTGACCAGGCCCTCGACCTGGATGCGAGCCTGGTCACGGTCGATTCCGTACACGACCATCTGGCTGATCAGGTTCTCCTTGGTGTTCTCGAACTGAACCAGCGTGATCTCGTCCGGCGTCAGGTCGGTCATGCCGCCACCTTCTTGGCCAGCTTCTCCTTGAGCACCTCGCTGGTGCCGATGGTGGTCATCTCGGCGTGTGCGTCGGCCAGGGTCTTGGCACCGGACCTGACCTCGTTGAGCAGGCGGCTCAGCAACTTCGAGTCGTGTCCGGGCCGGAAGAGGCCACCGGAGGGCTCCCCGCACCCGCACCCGCACGGAGTGCCCGGCGTACCCTGGGAGGCCCTCCGTGGGGCCGTCCCGGGCCGGGACGGGGTACTCGCGGCGGTGGCTGCCCGCCGGACGGCGCGCGGGGGCTCGCCGTTGTTCTGGTACTGGTCCCCCTCGACCTTCTGGCCACCGTCGCCCTCGCGTCGGTTCTCATTCTCGGCGTGTACCTTCGTAGCGTTGAACGCGTGCGACGGGCTCGATGTCACCTGCTTGCCCCGGTAGCCACAGCGGCACGGGCACCGAAAGGTGTTGCCCTCCACGATGACCTCGGTGCAGGCGTGGCGGCTCTCGTCGGTCCAAGGGAACAACGCCCTCGCGGCCTCACTGAGTGGCATGGTGCCGACCTCCTGTGTCTCGTACGGACCGCCAGCCTAGCATGGTGCTTGCTCCCGGGACAAGCCACGGTGTTCGTCGTTCCAGATGCGCAGCACGGTCTTGTAACTCACGTTGAACTCAGCCGCCACTGCCCGGCTGCTGGCCGTACCGTGGCGATCCTTGATGGCGTCCACGATGTCCGGCGGCGTGACCTTGCGCTGGCGCGTCTGGTTGACTGCTCCGGTCACGTTCCCCCAGTTCCGACCACGCCATATCGACAACACCTGGTTGCGGCTGATGCCAAAGCGCTCCGCCACCTCCTGCGAGTCCGCGTGGCCCTTCAAGCTGAACAGCTCGATAGCCTGCTCGGGAGTGATGACGTTCTTGGTCAACATGCCGTTGACACGGTGCGTCGGCGCGATGCACGTCGACTCACCGCATGAGGGCTGCGTGCGATGGGGGAGGGTGGCGGCCAGCTCGGGGAAGAACTCGCCGATCATCCACACGAACGCCGACCGCTGCTGACTCCGGCCCTTGATCTTGACGCCCCACAGCGGGTACGGCTTGCCGCTCCGGACCGGCGACTGCCCGACCCATAGCCAGCAGCCGCCGGGCTGGCGCGACACCTTGGCCCGGAAGTTCGCACGTCGCTTTTCTCGCTTCTGCCACGAACGGGCGTGCTCGTAACGCCCGCGTGGGGCCGACTCCAAGAGCCGACCCCACGCTGCCTGTTCCTTGTTCACATCTTCCCCGCGCAAACCGGGCCGATTCCCTCGGCGATGGACTCTTCCTTGGTCAGGGTCCGACCGCAGACGCAGCAGGTGCCGTAGAGTTTGCCGAACTCCTTGGCCTCCTCCAGGCTCATCTTGTCGGCGGAGGTAAGACGGTTCACCATTCCCGGGGCCCGGACGAACTCCCACTCGCCGTCGACCTCGACCAGCTTCTTGGCGTAGGGTCGGCCGGACCCGTGCACCGCGATCTGGACCTTGTAGATCTGGCCGTCCTTCTTGTACATGCCCTCGGTCGCGGGGGTCCGGACCTGGGTCTTCGGACCCTCCTCGCGGTTCTTCAGGAGCCGCGTGATCTCCGCGCTGGCTTCGGCCTTGGTGTACGAGGTCCGCAGCTCCTCGCCCTGTTCGCTGGTGAGCTGGCGGAGGAACCCGAGCTGAGCGGCACTGGCCGCCGGACCCGCCGGGGTCGCCGCGTTGTGGATCTCCTCGACCTGCTTCGGCTGGCGCTTCAGGACCTCGATCAGCTTGGACGCACGGCCCTTGCTGACCTCCTCGCCCTTCTGGATCTGGGCGAGGGTCCGGCCCGGGAAGGTACCGATCTGGCTGGTGTCGTGCTGGCCGACCAGGGTGTTGATGTACCCGATCTGGGCGGGGGTCGCGGGGTCCGCCACCCGGGCCGGACCCGATCCGCCGGAGGTCTGCGCCTTGATCTCCTCGCGCTCCGCCAGGATCTTCTCGTCACGGGCGACCAGGGCCTTCTTCGCGAGGTCCCGCTGGCGACCGACCAGGAAGATCCGGGTCTTGCAGGGGTTCTCACCCGTGCAGCACGCGGGGTCGGTCTCGTCGCCGTTCTCGTGGTAGTCGATCGCGTCCAGGACCATCTCGATCTCGAAGTCGACCCCGGCCTTCTCGCTCGGGGGAACCGCGCCCTTGGGGGAATAGCTGATGAACATCGAGTCCTGCGCGGCGGGCTGGACCTTGCGGGTGGTGGCGGGCTGGCTGAGCTTCGGCATTTCCTGCTCCCTCGTTCGTCGTTGGTACAATTAAACCACACGACTTGCGGGGTGCGCAAGTACCCTCGTTCGGGCACAGCACTGACCCCCCGGGCAGGGCCTTGGAACCCGGGGGGTCAGTGGTCTTCGAAGGCGTCAGCCGAGGAATTTCACGACGCACGCCGCGACGCCGAGAGCGCCGTACGAGAGGGTGAGGGCCCACGCCACGCTGATGCGGTTCATGCCACCACCTCCACCCGAGCCGGTGTGTGGTCGCAGCGGGTCCAACGCATGTTCAACACGCGGAACCCACGGCCGAGGCACCAGGCGCACGAGGGCCGACCGGCTCGAACCCGACACGGTTCGCACAGCCGACGCAGGTTGTCGACCGAACATCGACAGGTCACGCCGCCACCCCCTGCGGTGCGCCGACCGCACAGACCATGTTGGCACGGATGAAGTCGGTCGTGTCCTCGACCTCGTGACGCAGTTCGGCCAGCTCGCCCTCGGTCGCCTTGTGCGGCTCGACGGTCAGTTCCCACGCGCTGTAGCGCAGGCCGTCGGTGCCCCAGACCCAGGGCTTGGGGTCGAACTTGGTGCGGGGGCGGTGGCGGAGGGTCACCATCTCGACCGGACGGCCGAAGACGGGGATCACGTCGTTGCCCTGAAGCGCCAGCCGCTTGAGCTGGGGGGTGGTGTACTGTCCCTTGTGCCTCATGGTGGAACCTCCTTGTTCCTGTCTCGTCCCCGCCAGTACAGCATGGTGATTGTCTACAGCGCAAGTCCCGGATAAGGACGGTTGCGCCGGACACGCCGACGCCCCCACCCTGCTGGCTGCGGAGTGGGGGCGTCGACGGGGGGTCGGCGGACCTTGCGTTACTCGCTGGAGACAGGGAACAGCGCGTTGAACGCGTCCATGTCGTCTTCCCGACCGGAGAGGACGAACAGGTGATCTGCCGTCCGACCTCCACCCAGGAAAACACGGACACGGCCCTCGCCGTAAGAGTATCCGGTCTCCACGTGGTGACCCGTGTCGAGATGCCGCCACCGCGCCGGGTGGACCAGCTCGAACTCGGGGCCCTTCAGCCGGGCGACCAGATCCGCCATGTGGTGGTCGACCTGCTGGACCCGCGCCGCGTGAGCGGTCTCACGCGGCGGAGATGCGAGCGTCTGTGTCATGTGTTCGGTTCCCTGTCTCCTGAGACTCCGGCCCCGACTCGGCCTCGGACTTGAAGACCTCCTCACGCAGGTACCGCCCGAACTGGGTCGGGTCGCCCTGGGTGAAGACGTCGAAAGCCGATTCCTTGTCGAGGCCGTAAGCCTCAACGATGCGCCCGAGCAGTTCCTTGCTGGGCATCCTGTCGCCGGACCGCAGTCGGGACGCCGTCGTGAAGTGGCATCCGACCCGGTCTGCGAACGCTTCAAGCGTAACGGTGTCCTGGTTGCTGTCCATACCGAAAGTGTACCACAGGACTTGCGTACTGCGCTAGTCCTCCCGGTCGGGTACCGTTACCAGCGGTTACAGGCGGTGGTCGTTCGGCGGGTTCGGGGCCGTCAGCGTCTCGACCCGAGCCGGAGCCGCGACCGAACCCGAGGGCGGGTAGATCGGCGGACGCACGAACCCGAGCAGCAGGCCGAAGAGCTTCTCGACGCGACCACCCGTGGGGGCCGCGCGCTCCAGCAGCCGGAACAGCGTGTAGTACGCCGCCGAGATGATGACCGTGACAGCCGCCGTGGTCTTCTCCGACCCGAAGTCGACGCCCACGCTGGCGAGGGCCGTGATGACCCACCCGACCACGAGCGGAACCACGGTCCGCATGACCGAGGGGAACACCGAGGGTACGGTGGTGTTGGTGCTCATGACGTTGACCTCCTGATCAGACGTTGGGGACCTTCAGGTCGTCCCACGAGGACTTGCCCGGAGTGCCGTCGGCACCCTTGCCGGTGAACCCGCACTTGCGCTGCCAGGCCGCGTAACTGGCCTCGTCTCCCGAACCCCACACGTCCTGGTTCGTGGTCGACTCGTACTTGTTGCAGCCCATCGCGATGAGCCGCTGGCGGCACGCCTTGACGATGGGGGACTTCCGGCCGTCCTTGAAGAACGACGCCCCGGGGAAGGGCTCGTACTTCGGCTTGGGCGGCTGCGGGCTGGTCGCCGGGGGCTTGGGCGTGTTGCCCGCCTTGACCATGTCCTTGGCGACCGACAGGATGGTGACGATGTCCATATTGCCGGTGTCGCCGTGCAGGTTCTCGGGGAAGTGCTGGTGCGAGCAGTGACCGTAGAAGTCGCCCCACTCGCTGTTCGACAGGCGCACGTCGTTCTGGTCGCGCCGACCGTAGCTCGACGGGTACGGCTTCCACACCAGCTTCGACCCGTTCGGCCGCTTCGACTCCAGCCGCACGCCGTGGTGGATGTGGGCCCACGCGCTGAACTCGGCCAGCTCTTCGATGAACCAGTCCGGCAGATCCGGCGTGTACAGGTAGTCGACCCCGGCCTTGTAGGTCCGGCCGCTGATGGTCCACGACGTCTTGTGCTTGGGGTCGCAGGTGCCGACGATCTCGACCTGGCACATGTTGGCGGTGTTGGTCTCGACGCCACCCGCCATGTTTACCGCAGCCCGCGACGACGAGTCGAAGTCGTGGTGCTGGTACCAGACCGCGCGCCGGTTCTTGAAGTCCGGTGCCACGGTGAGGTTCGGCGCGTCGGCACCCCCTCGGTACCCGGGGACCGATATGCCCTCGGTCGAGTGCCAGCCGATGACGTTGGTCTCCATCGGCGACCCCGGGTACTTCCCGTCGTACCGGTACTTGTTGGACGCCCCCGGGTACTGCTGGGGTCCCTTCTTGGCCATGTCAGTCACTCCTGTTGTCGTAGGTCCGACCGAGCTGGTTGGTGACCAGCCGAATGGTCTGGAACACCATGAACACACCGATGATGCCGACTAGCACGACCCGGGCCCAGCGTGCGGACGCGGAATCGGGGGCGACCTCGGTGATGATGAAGGTGTACAGGGCGAGCAGGCCGATGGCGGTGGCTTTGCCCATCATGACTCGACCCTCGTAGGTTCGCCACCACCGCGCCAGGACGGCGTACGCGGTGACGAACAGGAAGCAGGTGATGGCGGTGCCCAGGCTGACCCAGGCGTTCCACGTCTGCGACCCGTCGGCGACCGTCACTTGTCCCCTCCCATTGCTGCCCTGATGTTGTCGCCGAAGTGGTTATTCCGGCGCACCTCAGCGAGGCTGTCCACCACCCGCTCCACTATCCTTCGCTGACCGGTGACCGCGTCCTGTCGAGCGGCCGACTCACGGACTGCCCTCCGGGCCTCCAGTTCGCCCTCGTTCTTCTTGAGGGGAACATGGGCCGAGGGTCGGTCGTGTGTCTTTCGTTTACGGCCGAGAAACCACACCACTGCTGTTGCTCCCGTCATTGGGTGAATCTCCTGCTCCAGAAGGGAGAGAGCGCAGCACTCGGTCGGCCGTGCGGGCGACCTCCATCAGTTGGCTGTTCTGGCTGCTCAACTCTCGGGTGGTGCCCACCTCGTTCATGAACGCGGATCGCCACAGCTCGACTTCCCGCTGCTTCTCGTCCAACGCACGATCACGCTCTGCGCGGACCTGTTCGGCGTCCTTACGGGCGTCGTCGAGAGCCGATCGGGGAACGAGCTTGCCGAGGAGGACGAGCAGAAGGACGAGACCGAGCAGCGCGGTGGCGGAGCCGGTCGCGAGAGGAAGTTTGCTGAAGTCCATGTGGTGGACCTTTCAGGTTGTTATCTTCGTCGATGCATGTAATGCCCCTCTCTGGGGCCGAAGATGATCATCCGGCACTTTTCCCGCTTTCTCGTACCTGAAGCTCCCGGCGGTGTATCCCGGGGCCTCTCGCGCTGTCCGGGGCCGTCGGTGCCTGGGAGCGTGCTCCAGGCTCTCCGCTGGCCGCCGGGGGGTTCTCCTGGGCCGCCCGGTGGGCTGCCTGCACCGCCAGATCCACATAGCGGGCAGCCAGTTCCACCTCCGGGCACTCAGGAAGCTGATTGCGGATAGCAAGCTGGAAGTTGAAGCCGACCCGCGCGACTTCGAGCACGCGCGGGTCGGTAACACCCTCGATCGGAGCCAGCGGCACGTCGGCCTCAGGCTCGTGGGGGACCGGGTTCTCGGGCATCAGCTCTGCCTTCCGTAGCACGACCTGACCGAAACGGCCATGGTCCCGGTTCCGCCGGTCACCTTCGCCTGAACCTCGACGGTCCAGTGCAGTGGCGTTCCGGCGTAGACGAAGTTGGGCACGTCGAACGTGCCGTCGATGTTGTCGCCGTCCGTGCCCTCGACCATCTGCACGCCGTTGACCATGACGCGTAGCTGGCCAGTGGCGGTCGACCCCGAGGCTGCGCCCTGGACGACCTGGACGTACATCCGGGGTTGCATGATGGGCGACACCGTACGCAGGACGGCGGTGTACGAGGTCGAGGCAGTAGTGCCCCATCCAGCACGTTGGATCGGCTGCGGCACGTTGTACGGGAGCCACGGGACCGCAAGACCGCCACCCGCGCTGGCCGTGTCGTCAGCGAAGATGATGTTCGACCCCTTGTCATACATCCGCACCGGTTGCACGCCCGTGGTGGCACTGGTCCACACCGCGAACGCCAAAGAGCCGTCCATCCGGCGAACGACCGTGGCCATCTGCGGCTGTCCGTCGACGTCCGGGGACACGCGGCCGATGCTCAGCACGTCGGTCCCGTCGTGGTCTTCGACCAGCAGCGTGCCGCCCTCCTTGATCGTGACGGAGCCGCCGACGATCGTGTTGAGAGCGGGACGGATGTTGAGTCGCCCAGACAGGTCGTCGACCTTGCGCTCAAGCGCGCGAATGCGGTCGATCAAGTCGGTCGGCGTGTTGGGTGCTGCCATTACAGGGCCTCCAGATAGAGCGTGGCCGTTTCGGGCTTACCCCGGTCCGGAGGGCTGACTTTGAATCCGATGATCCGGTACCGGAGGGTGATCCCTTCATAGTACCAGATGTCCTTGATGCGCAGGCGGGTGGTGGTCCCCAGCAGCCCCGGCGTGATGTTCCGGCCGTCCAGCATAACCTCGATGTCCGGGATGACGATCGGCCGACGAAACCTCTTGATATCCGCCACCGCGTGCGCGTCCAGGGTGGTCAGGTCCTCAACGGTGTTGTAGTCACTGCTACCGTCGAGCCTGGGCCACCCGGCGTCAAGGTCGGTCGGGTAGAAGTACCGCGTAGACATCAGCGGGACGGACTCGCTGGATGCGTCCTGGTTGGTCGACGCGCCTCGGGACTGCCAGTAGTTGGCCGTGGTGGTGCCGTCCTCCGGCAGCGAGTAGCTGATGATCTGGCCGGGTGCCGACAGCATTACATCGTTGCGGCTCGACACGATCTTGGGGTAACCGAGCTGGAGGTTTCTCACCCGGCGTCCGGCCTCGTCCGAGTACGCGCGCATGCGCCACTCGAAGCCGTTGTCGACGTTGCTCAGTAGGTCGATCTGCTCCCGGATGTTGAGCAGGTCGTAGCTGTTGTACGTGCGGTCGCGGCCGACGTTCGAGTATAGCGTGTCGTACGTGATCCCGATGTCGCCGCCGGTCTGACCCTGGGCGTAGTCGAGCAGCTTCCGGACGATCTCCAGTTGCTCCTCGCCGACGAACGTCTGGGTGTCGTAGATCTTGCGCTTGTCGAAGTAGCTATCGAACGTGCTGGCTTGGAACGCGACCTTCACGTAACCCCGGCTGTCCACCTGAACGGTGCGGGTCCACATGATACCGCCCCACCAGATGTCAGCACCGCGCTGCACGTAGACGGCGGTGCGCGCGGGGATGAAGTTCAGCCGCATTCGCGCGGCGACTCGGGTGTCGGTGATCTCGATGGTCCCCGAGCAGGTGCCCATCTTCCCGATGAAGTCGTCGAACGACAGGCCGGTGACCGGCAGGACGTCGAGCAGTTGGTCCGTGCGCAGGTCGCAGATGATGACCCGGTACGGGCTGGCCACCGGCATGCCTTAACCCCCTCAGGCGATCTCGTGATACTGAGCCTCGTAGTCGGCCTGGCTCAGGCCCTGGTACGTTCCCATTTCGGTGTTGTACACCAGGTACCCACCGACCGGGATGTTGATCCGGTCGCCTTCACCGGCCGACCACTTGATGCGCTCCTCGGTCACGAGGAACTCGGCCGACTGCCAGTAGTCGGACTGGTCGACGATCGCCTGGATCGCCTCCATGTTCTGCCCGGTGTACTGCACCGACTGACTACGCGGGACGACGTAGGGCATGTGCTTCTCCTAGTTGACCTGAATGAACACGAACTGCATGCGCAGGTTCGTGTCGTTTCCGATGGTGCCTGCGGACGACCTCAGCGTTACCACGCCGTCCGTTCCGACGACCACGCCACCGATGCCGGTAACGCCGTTGTCGAAGAATCCCGAGATCGTGCTGTGCTGAGGTCGCCACCCCGCCGGAACGGTGCACAGGTTGATGTCGGTCACGTTGTCGTTCTGGTTGACCGTGATGGCTGCGCCCGTACGGTTGATGTACAGGTCGAGCACCACCACCTGCGCCGTTCGGCGACCGAAGAAGGAGTTGAGGGCCCACCCGGACGCCATCCCCGTGATGCCGGACGTGACCACCTCGACCTCTGACCGGAACTTCGAGTCCGTCTTGAGGGTGTCAGCCGCCGCGCGGTACAGATTGGTGTCCGTCGAGGTCGTGCCGCCCGGACCCCAGTTCATGTTGCCGTCAGCGTTGATGTACCAACGGCTGGCGCTGGTGTCGGTCGGCAGGCGCAGCGAGATAGCGTTGTCGCTGGTCGCAGGTCGGTAGATCCGGAACAGGTCGTCCGTCGCCAGCACGTTCGAGAAATCGCGCCGGAGGTTGACGTCGCCGATCTGGAGCTGGCCACCGGAGTCGAGCCGGACGTACGATTCCCAGGCCGTCCCGTTGTACCGGCTCAGCGTGCCAGCCGAGCCGCCCGAATCCCGCCACTGCCCCGCGTACGCGCCCGGGTTGTTACCAACACCGATGCCACCGAGGGCGACCGCGTACGACCGGCGGTCGGTGAGCTTGGTCCCCCAGTCGATGCCACCGCCACCCGCGCTGACGCCTGCCTCGACGCGCACGTCCCACAGCCTCAGGCTGGCCTCGGTCGGCAGAGCAGGGGCGACCGGGCTGGCCGCCGGAGTGCCCGGCTCGACGATCACCCGAACATCCGTGAAGCCGCTGGAGTCGTAGGGGTCATCGCGGATGACGATCATCACCGAGTCGATGCGGGGGTTGGTGGCGTCGCCGTCCGCGAACGTGAGCGCTTCGGGGGCCGTGATGACCACCGGGTAACAGCCCTGGGTGAGCAGGCCCTGAACCACCGCACGCCCGATCTCGACCTGGGCCGTCATGGCTCCGGTCGAGGTCAAGTTCATGGGGTTGTTCGAGGTGGGAACCACACCGTTCGCCGTCGACAGGGCCGACGTGCTGTTCGGCGTCATGATGCCCAGCGGGGCGAACCGGGTGTCCTCCCGGGTCTGCGTGTTGTTGATGTGCCACACCGAGCGGATGGTCACTTGGTCCTCCTACCAAAAAGCCGAGCGCCAAGTGACCGTCAGGGTCGACGCCGGGTCGGGTTCTGAATCGTCGGATCGAAACGCCAGGGCCGACGAACCGGGCTTCAGGATGAACGACCCTTCCGGCTGGCTGCGGGTGGTGGCGGTGTACAGGCGGTTTGCCGTGGTGCCGTTGAGCGTCACGGTGCCCTGCAGGGTGTCGACGTAGAGCGTATCGGACGCGCTCAAGTCGATGTCGTACTCCAGCAGGTCGCCCGTGTTGATATTCGTGATCGAGGGCTGCGAACAGGGCCCGGTGATCGCGAAATGCGGGTGCGTCGGCGCGTCCCCCGAGTTGGCCGCGTCGATGTTTCCGCTGGACCCCGGTACGCCGAAGTCGAGCGGAAACACCAGGTCCCACGACAGACCGGGTTCCGGCTGCGGCAGGCTGGTCGTCTGCGACGTTTCCAGCAGGCTGTACCGGCGAGGGTCGCTGGCCTCGAACTCGATCGCTCCCCGGGCCAGTCCCTTCCGATGCGTCCCGACCACGCTGAACGCGCGTCGAGTACACCGGGCGAAGATGACCAGGGGAGCGTCGTCGTCGAGCTGAACCACCAGCGGGATCTCGTCCTCGGCGTCGATGGGGGTGGCGGCCGACAGTTGGCGGATGGTCCCATTCATGTTGCCCGGCTCGCACCGGACCACCAGGCTGGCGGTCACGGTGCGAGTCTGGGCGTAGAGAATACCGGGCCACGCGCCGTGTGCGGACGCCTTGAGGACGGTTCCGGAGTCCAGCCCCGGCGTGTCCTCCCACCCTTCGAGCTGGTCCCAGCGCCAGGCCGTCCCGGGGCCGAGGAGCAGGTCCCCGTACTGCATGTGCCCCGGCTGCGACCCTTGCCAGTTGATGGCAGCCACCGTCACCCCCTCACCTTCGCGAGCCACTCCAGCTCAAGCGCCGTCTTGGTGGCGGAACCGCTGTCGGACTCGTAGTAGTTCTGGATCGAGAGCATGCGGCCACCGTAACCGTTCTGAACGGCTGCGCCCTCCTGGTCGCTCTTGCCGCTGTAGGACTGCTGACCGGTCTGGAACTTGGTCGACTGGGCAGCGGTGGCGATCTGTGCGCGCTTGGCCGCGAGGACGGCGCGCTTGGTCGCGTCGGCGATCTTCTGCTTGCGCTGGAGGATACCCCGGGCTAGGGCCTCGGAGATCGACCGACCGGAGTAGAGCGTCCAGCCCTTACCGGAGAACGGGCCCTTCTTGGCCGGGGAGAACGGCAGCAGGTCACGCGCGCCCTTGAGGACGCCCTTCACCGCGTCGCCGACCTTGCCCGCCATCGACTTAATGCCGTTGATCAGGCCCTCGATGATCGACTTACCAGCGTTGACCAACCACGAGGCTGCGCCGGAGACGGCCGACTTGACCTTACCCGCCAGCCCCTTGATGGTCGAGACCACGTTCGAAAGGGCGTTCGATACGGTCGACTTCACCGCGTTGAACCCGCTGGAGAAGAACCCCTTGATGGAGTTAATCGCCGACGACACGGCCGACTTCGCGCCGTTGATCAGGTTCGTGATCGTGGACTTGATCGAGTTCCACACCGTGCTGGTCAGCGACTTGATGCCGTTCCACACGGTGTTGATGACGGACTTCACGGCGTTGATGGCCGTCGTGATTCCCGACTTGATGGCGTTCCAAACGGTGGTGATCACCGATTTGATGCCGTTCCACACCGACTGGCTCACCGACTTGATGGTGTTCCAAACGGTTCGGATGATCGTCAGGTAGAAATTGAAGTACGTCACCACGGCGGTCTTGATCCACTCCCAGACCGTCTTGATGGCGTTCATCACCCAGTCCCAAGCCGCCTTGGTGGCCGACTTGATGGTGTCCCAGTGGGTGATGATCAACCCGATCAGGGACCAGTTCATGAACAGATCAAGGAGGAACTGGGCGATGCCCTTGATCTTGTTCCACACCCAATCCCAGATGGCCAGCGTCCACGCCTTGACCTTGTCCCAGTTAGCGATGATCAGCGCGACCAGGGCGACCACGGCTGCAATGATCCAGCCGATCGGGCCCATCGCGATCAACCAGGCTGCGGCCATCTGTGCCGCCCGGATCATCGACTGAACACCCATCAGGACCCACGCCGCGACCACCCGGGCCGCAGCCGCCGCAGCCGCCGCGCCCTGCCTGATCCATCCAGCCAGGATAAGGGCGTTCACGCCGACGTACGTGGCCCCGGTGGTCACTGCGGCTGCGGCTTGAGTGGCCCAGGCCGTGACCGTAGTAGCAGCCGACGTGACGGCGGTGGTGGCCATCGTGATCAGCGACGGAAGCAGGATCGCCGTAATCACCGAGGCGATGGCGATGTACACTTCCTTGTTGGCCGCGATGTGGCTGACGACCGAACTGAACGCCGACCCCACCGCCTTGACGTACCCGGGCACCTTCATCAGCGCGGGGATGACGTACGACCCCATCACGTTGACGATGCCCTGCATCGCGGTGCGCTTGAACACCTCGATCTGGTGGCTCGGGCCGGAGTGCAGCGCGTCGCCCATGCGCTTGGCCGCTCCGCCGACCTTGCCCAGGCTGGCCTCGGCCTTGCTGGGGTCGATCGCGAACAGGGCCTTTTGCATGTCCTCGGCTTTGGTGCCGAAGAGCGTGAGGGCGAGACCCGACCGGTCTGCCGGGTCCTTGACCTTGCGCAGCGCGTCGAAGACCTTATCGAGGGCTTCCTTCGACTTCGGACCGCCCTCGCTGAAGACCTTTTGCATCTCCTTGCCGTTGAGGCCGATCTTCTGAAACGCGCCCTCGACTTCCTTGCCGCCACCCTGCGCGATGAGCACGAACTCTTTGAGCGAGTCCGCGACGACGTCAGTATCCCGAGCACCAGCCTTGAGACCCTGGGCCATGATGCCGGTGGCGTCGGCCGCAGATAGACCCATCTGCCTGAAGAGCGTCGAGTACTCGTTGAACGTGTCCGCAATATCGTCCGCCCTGGGCCCCATGACCTGCAAACCACGGGTAATCACGTCCAAGGCGGTCTGAGCGTTTGGGGCCAGGCCCGTCTTCATGATCTGGCCGACCGCGTTTGCCGACTGGCCCAGGTCCAGCTCGAAGGTGTTCGCCAGGTCGTTGACCTTGGTGGCGATCGACTGGATCTGGCTGTTGGTTGCGCCCGGGGGCGCGAGACCGGACGACATGGTCGCCCGGATAGCGTCGGCGGCCTGCTGGAAATCCTCGGTCAGACCGTGCGAGTACATCGACCCGGCGATCTTACCGTACTTCTCGGCTTCAGCCGGAGTGGCACCGAGCTGGGCACCCAGACGACTGGTGATGTTGCCCTGTTCGAGAGCCTGTCCGAGGCCCTCCATGAGGGCCGCGCCGATGGCTCCACCGATCAGCATGCCCTTGACGCCTTCGAGGGCCGTGGAGAGCCCCCCGGCGGCCTCCTCGCCACCAGCGGACGCGCCATCAGCAACGCCGTCACCGACGCTGTCACCGATCTGACGACCGGTCGCTACGAACTGACCTTGTGCGTTGCGCAGTCGGCCGTCAGCACCCCGGACGATTCCGTCTCCGAGCTGCTGACCGGCCGACTGTCCCGCTTGGTTGGCGGTGTTGCCCATGTCATTGCCGAGCTGCCGCATCCGGTTCTCGGCCTGGTTGGCTCCGTCATCGACTCCGGACGGGTCGAACCGGATGAAACCGACCAGCTCACCAATGGTCAGCGCCACCGCCCACCACCTCCTCCGCTCCGCGTGTTCGGTTGTTTCTCCGGTGGGGCGAAATGCCGCTGAACCCGGCACTCAGTTTCGAGCAGGCCGATGATGCGGCACTGGAGCCATCGCCATGACCGGGTGTCGAGCACCTCGTGGATGTCGATGCCGTAGACCTGGTGAAGGTCCCGCTCGATCAGTGGCCACTCGTCGAGGAGCTTTTCCCATGTGATGCCGGGTTGCCCTGGCGCTGGCGGCCTCCGGTACCCCGGCCTCGGTTCGTACCACTCGTGGAGGCCCGTCGTCGGGTCGACTTCGCCGCAGCCGATGAGCCCTGCTGCTTCGATCGCCGTTCCGCCCGATTCCGGGCCAGGCGTTCCGGGTCGCCTGCCGAGGCCCAGTACTGCTCAGCGGTCTGCAACCCGGAGTTGACCCACATCAGCACCGTGAGGGCGGAGTGGCGGAGCCACACCCACTTGACGCCGTCCTTCAGCATCGTCTCGTACGTGTCGCCGAGCAGGAGCTTGAACGTGTCGCGCTCCTCGTCGTCGTCGAGCAACTCGGTGTTGATGTCCTCGCCGCCCTGCACCAGGGTGACAGCGGCCTGAGTGATGGCCTCGATCTTCAGGCCGTCGCGACCGCTGGGCGACTCGATGCGGTACGTGATCCGCTTCTGCTTGCCGTTCCCGTCACGATCCCCCACGGGGACCGGAAGCTCGATGTACTCGTCGAGGAGTTCATCCAGAGCTTCGAAGCGACCGCCCATCAGGCGGCCAACGGGTTATCGATCAGCTCCAGCGCGCCGTCACCCGTGAAGGTGGCGGAGACCTGGCCGAGGGCGTTGTACTCGCCGCCCTGGTCCTCCCACTCGACCAGGGCCTTGCCCTCGTACGCCTCGGGGAGGCCGTTCCGGTCGTAGAAGCGCAGGTGCACCCGCGCGGCCGACCCGTACGCGAACGCGGCCAGCCGGATGGCCTCGTGAACGTCGTTGTACACCAGGGTCTGGTCGTTGATGCGCCGGTTGAAGGTGACCGCCACCTCCCAGCTCTGCGCCGTCTTCTCGTTCTCGGCCCAGCCGTCCGAGTCGTACGTCGACGACTCCTCGATGTTGGGCGGGAACGTCGGCTGGAACTCGGTGATCGCGATCAGCGGCTGCCAGTCGGGCACGCTGTCGGTGCCCAGGTTGATGTCAGACTTCCACCGACGGGCGAGCGCGGTGGTGGGGGTGGGGGTCGACATGACCTCGTGCCTCCTCAGAGTTTCAAATGCGGGGATTCGCGCTCGGTGCGTAGGTAGAAGTTCTCCACGCGCTCGATTCGCTGATTCTGGTCCTGACCCATCCATGCGCCGGACTGACGCCAAGACAGGTTCACCGGGACGTCGTTCAACCGGTAGTGCTCCCGCATGTGGAGCAGGTTGTAAACGGCGTCCGAGGTGTTTTCGACCTCACGCGGGTCGCGCTGGCCGCGAAAGCGGACCTGCAAACCCGTGATCATCGAGGTCAGGTCGGTGTCCTCGACCGGATAGGTCATCAAGGTGATGGCCCGGTCCGGCTGATCGGGTGTAAGGCCGATGAACACGGCCCATGCGTCAGCGGCGTAGGTTCCGGTCGTCGCGAAGACGCCGATGCCCTCGTCGTCCAGGAGCTGGCCGACCCCGGTGATCAACCGGGTGTTGTAGCCCTCCTCCGCAGGAGTGCTCAACTCAGCCACCTCCTTAGTTCGGCCTGCATGATTCGAAGGCACTCCTGACGGCTCGTGTTGACTGCGGTCTCCAGGTACTTCGCCTGCCTGCCAGGGGCGTGACGCCAGGTCAGTTCCTCGTGCTGGCGGACGGCGTACGGGGTACCGTAGCTGACCGTGCCTGTCAAGCTCGCTTCGTCGACGCTGGTCTGACCAGACCGCATCAACGTGCCTTCTTCCAACGGGATGATCTTGTTGCTCTCCGCCAGCACGTGCTCAAGGGCGAGTTGCAGACCTCGTGCCGCCCTGGCTTTGCCTCGCCTCGTCCAGACGCGTCGGCCTTGCCAGTCCATCCGGTACATTTGGCCCATGATCAATCCAGGTACACGGCGGTGTTGGCGGGAACGTCCATCCCGGGCCACGAGTTGTACTCGACCGCGACCACCTTCGCCGTTCCACCCGTAGGAGTCAGCACCCGGCTGTTCTCCTTCGGTCGGTGGTCGGGAGTGGTGATGTAGGACGAGTTCGACGTGACCTCTTCGCCCTGAGCGTTGCGCACCATCTGGCGTTTCTCGATGAAATGGCACTTGACCTCGGCCTTGAGGCCGTAGACCTCGCCAGCGGCGTTGGTTCCGATGAACGGCTCAACGAAGATCTTGTGCCGCATCATGAAACCGGGGATCTGCTTCATCTCTGATACACCACCCCCGGCAGAACCTTGGCGTCCATCAGGATGTTGAACGCCTTCCAGGGGATGCGCTCGTTGTTTACCACGGTGGTCGATCCGGCGTCCCGGCTGACGCTCACGTTGCCCGCGCTGGCTGACGTCCAGTTGCCATCGGTGCCGAGGACGTCACCCGTCTCGCCCCACCACTCGACGATAGCACACGTCGCGTCTGCGATAGCCTTCTTCTGGGTGAGGTTCGAGGGGTAACCGTCCTCGTCGGTCGCGTAGACCGCAGTGAGCAGGACGCCGGTCATCTTGCGGCTGGCGTCCTCCAGGAGCTTTTGGGCTCCGGCCGGAGGAGCGGATCGGAGGAAGTTGGCCAGATCCGTGGTCGTGGCGTAGATCCGGAGATCCGGGTCCGTGTAGGTCAGACCCGGACCGACCCCGATCTCCTGGTACTCGACCGACGCCCCGGTCCCGACCACGGTCCACTTCAAGATCCAGGTCCCGGCCTGATCCAGGAGGATCGGGGCGGTCCAGGTCTGGCCGTCGTCCTCCGTGGTGGCGGTCGGGGCCGTGGTGGTGCCGTTGGGCTTGGTCGCGACCAGGGTCGCGTCGGTCGTCCCATCGAAAGGCGAGACCAGCAGGGTTGCCGTGATCTGGTCTCCGGCATCCGGCATTACGAACCTCCCGAGGTCGTGTAGGCGGTCAGGTTCGGTCCGCTGGTGCTGGCCGTCAGACCGGGTCCGGTCGTTCCCGGGATCAACCCAGGTTCGGTGATACCCGGCGTCAGGCTGTCAGCCGGACGCTGCTTGACAACGCCCAACGTGTGGGCGTAGTAGAACTCGCTGGCGTTCCCCAACAGGCGGTTGAGGACGGCCAGCTCGATCTCGTGTGTCTCGCTCGTCTCGGACGCCACACCGAGGATCACACGCTTGGAGGCCCGGACGTCAAGCCCGGACACCAGCGTGATGCCTCGATCTACCGATCGAGTCTTGCGAACCGCCACCCCCGCCGTCGTGGTTGCTACCGCACCATTGACGAGGTGACGAGTCTTGTCGACGTCCAGAGCGCGACCTGTGTCGGCCAACCCTGCCAAGCCCAGACTGGTGCGACGCTTCCAGGTCACCGCGTGTGCAGCGGTGGCGGTGTCGGCTGCGTCGAGACGTCCGAGCTTGTTGGGGTCGATCGCCGTCGCGGTGTGCGTCGACTGGGCGGGACCGAGGTAAGACCGCTTGGTAACCTCGGTCCCGCTCCCCAGGTGGGTGGAGGTGGCCACGCCGACCTGGAGTAGTTTGACGCTGCCCGCTGGAGGTCGGGCAGCGTCGGCTTGAAGGGCCCGACCCAGATTCCGCAACTTGCGCGGGACCAGGGCGTGGGCCGAGTCGACCGCTTCAGCCGGGGTCGACCGGGGGTCGTGCTTGGAGGCTGTCACCGCGTGCCCACTGGTAGTGGTCGCGGCGTCACTGAGTGTCGCAGAGCGCCGGTGGCCCAGCTCGTGGGCCTGCTCCGTGGCCGTGGCGGGCTCCAGGCTGGCCCCAGACAGGGCCACGACGGGCCATCCCGTGGCCTGGGAGCCGCCCGGGGCCACCGAGTACCGGCGGTACGCCCGGAGGGCCTCCGTGGTGGTCTCCGTGGCCGCAGCCCCGATAACCAGTGACTTGCGCACCGACACCGGGTTGGCGGATTGCTGGCTCGCAGCGGGTGCCACTCCACCCGACTTTGCCGGACTCACGACGTGAGCGCTGCTGGCCTGGCTCGCCAACCCGGTGCCGATGATCCTGAGGGCCCGTACGGCAAGACCAGTGACGGCTTGAGCGGCCGAACCCACGGGGGCTCGCTTCCGGGCCGTCTGTGAGGAAGCCTGGTCTGCCGTACGGGCCGGGTTGCCCAGCGTCCGCAGCTTGTTCGGGTCCAGCCCATGCCCCGAATTCGCCACGCTGCCGGACCCGATGGGGATCAGGCGCAGTGCCTTGAGCGCCATGGCAGAAACGCCGCTGGCCGCTGCTCCCAACCCCTTGGACTTGGACCGGGTCACGCCCCGGGCCGTGGTGGTGGTCGACGCCAGCCCGATCGACCGCCGCTTGGTGACCGTGAAGGCGTGCGCCGTCTGGCTGGCGGTGGCGAACCCGATCGACCGGGTCTTACGCATGGCCAGCGCACGACCGAAGTTGGTCGATGTCGCGAAGCTGATGCTGGTCAGGTAGGGCGGCAGGACGTTGATGTTGTCGTAGTCGACGAAGTTGTCCGTACCGTCCGCCCGGTGGGCGATCATCTGGACTTCAAGGTCGCCGTCCGCCACCCACGCCGGGCTCGTGATGGTTCGGCGATTCGTCCAGGTGTGGCCGTCCGGCGCGGTGTCGAAGAAGACCTGTCCGCCCGATTCCCGGATGCGCATCCACGCGTGGGCGGTGGCGTTGTACGTCAGATACGCGGCCTCAGCGTCGAAGTACCCGGTCCTGTTGAAACAGACCGTGTTGCCCGATCCAATGCCGACCTCGAATCCCAGGTCCGTGCCCTCGACGTTGGACTTGATGAGGACCTGGGCCCAAGCCTCGGTCGCTCCGTCCGGGATCGTCGGCGGCATGATCTGGAAGGTCAGTTGGCTGTTCTGGAGTCGGTACGCCTTGGCGCTTGAGTAGGCGTTGTACCCGGTGTTCACCGCGACGTGCGCCTTGCCGCCGGTCTCGCTGTACGTGCCGAACGAGTTGGGCCAAAGGCCGGTGTCGACCGTGTTGTCGTCGAAGTCGTCGACCAGGGTCTTGACCGGGAACGCCGACTGTGCGTACCCCAACGCGTGGGCGGTGGTGGGTTCGCTGGCGACGCCCAGGGCGAATCGCGGCACGAACTCGACCAGGGCCCACACCGCCGTCACTCGGCGGATGGTGGTCTGGCTGACGCTCGACCGATACCCGATCTGTGCGCTGTCGAGCTTGGCCGCCGTCCACGCGCTGCCGTCCTGCGGGTCCGTGTACGAGGTCAGTTGGTACGGCCTCGGAGACTGGCCCCGGTGGGCCGACCACGCGCCAGCCGATCCCGTGTTGTTGACCGGAAAGCTGGCCGACTCCGCCACGGTGCCAGCCGCTTGCGACTTCAGCCGGTACACCAGGTTGGCCGCCGTGAGGGCGTCCGAACTGACCCGTCCACCGACCTGCACGCAGGTGATCGAGTCGGCCGAGCCGATGCCCGCGTCTGCCGACGAAGTCAGGTTGAAATCGTCGATCGTCGTGGTTCCGGTGGCCGCCGTCTGGTTGTACGAGGTCGAATCGTCCGGGGTACGTTCCGCCACCCGCGTGTAGTTGTTGGCTGCGCCAGCCGTTCCGCCGATGGCGGTCTCGAAGAGGTTGTTGTCACCAGCCGCGTTGGGCAGCAGGTGGACCACGCAACCGGACCCGGGAAGGCCGTTCTGGACCGACCCCGCCGTGTCGTTCACGGCAACGTCGTCGATGAAGATGTCGGCCGTCGCGTTCACGCCGTTGATGCCCATGCGGACGCGCGACCAGCCGTTGATGTTGGCGCACATGGCGTCGGCGAACAGGGCTCCATCAAGGTACCCCTTGAACGCCGACACGCCCGATGCCGGGGTGCCCGCAACGTCGGTGTAGTCCAGCTCGACGCGGTACCACCGGTCCAGGTCGAGCACCGCGCTGGTGCCCGTCAAGGTGGTCCCCGAAAAACTGTCGCGCAACACCAGCTCGCCCGTGGTGAGCAGCCGGAGCGACGCCGGGAAGTAACCAGCTTGGCCGATGGCGTAGACGTTCGTGTCCACGCTCGGGCGCGTGGCTACGCGCAGATACAGGCGGTGCAACGTGCGCTTTACCGTGCCCGTGTCGATCTGGTGCTCGACGTAGGACTGGTTGGTCGTCGGGTGTGACCGGAGGGAGGCGGTGCCCCGGCGTTTCACCGTGGTCGAGATGTCCGGGGTCACTCCGCCAGCGATCGTACCGGAGTTCACCCCGAGTTCAAGCGTTGCGCTCTGGCTCTCGAATCCACAGGTCCACAGCCGGGCCATCTGCCGCCACCCCCTGGGTCACGCGTTCGCAGCCGTCGCGAGTCCGGCCGCGTTGATCTGCACGGTGATGTCCGTGCCGTCCGGCGTCACGCTGAAGTCGTGCAGCGTGAGCGGGATGATGGAGCTGTCGGTACCGGCCGTCGTGTCCGGGTCGTAGCAGACGACCAGCTTGCCGGTCGCGTTGCCCGTGGCCGCCGTCCAGGTGACGTCGTCGCAGTCGATCGACGCCGTGTTGGCCGTGTCGTTGACGTTCACCGTGACGTTGGCCAGGGTCTTGCGACCCATGGTCGTCTGCTCGTTGCTGGCACCGGCCAGCAGAGCGGCGAGGTCGTCGTAGTCCTGAAGTGCGTCGTCCGCCTCCAGCCCGGTCGCCTCCAGAACAACGGCGATGAGCGCGTCATTCGTCGCGGGGAGGGTGGCGTAATGGACGAACCGGCCCTTGCCGATGTTGGTGACCAGGTTGGCCATGGTTGAGGACTCCTCAGTCTCCGTAGACCTCGATCAGGTCCGTCTTGGTCATGTTCTCGGCGTCGGATCGATCCGCACCGCACTCGACGGCCCAGTTGACCCACTCCGACTTGGTGGCCGAGCGCGCCGGACGGTTGTTCGGGTCGGGGTCGCCCCGGGTCTCGTCGGGGGTCTCCGTGCCCTGGGTGACGCCATGCTTGGTGCTGGCGTCGTCGCCGTTCGCCGGACGCTCCTGGACCGCCGTGTGACCGGCGTCCGGGTCGCCCTTCTCCTGTCCGGCCTGCTGCTCCTTGATCATCGCTTGCCGACGCTCCTCGACGCCCTCCAGCTCGGGGTGCGCACGGGCGAGAACGCCGTCCTCGGCACCCGCCCCGATCGGCTTCGAACCGGGCGTCATGTCGAGGTTCTCGTCGAGGACCACGGCCTTCAGGTCGCGCTTGCCCTCGCCCGCGATCGGCTCCGTCTGCTTCGAGGGGTCGACCGTGACCACGGCGGGCTGCTCGTCCTTGCGGTACTCCTCGGGGTCGAGGCGATCCTTCGGCAGCTCGGTCATCGACGGACGGGTGTACTCGACCTTGGGCTGGAAGGTCTCCGGCGGGACCTGGTGACGCGGCTCGATGCGGTCGCCGATGCTGGCCGACCCCAGCAGGTTGCCCCGCCCGTTCCGGTCGTTGTCCTTCTGGAGTTCGGCCAGGTGGTCGTCGTCCTCGACGCGCACCCAGTTCTGGAGGTACTCCAGGCGGGTGTGCTTCTTGGGGTACTCGACGACGTCGCCGTTGTTCTTGTTGAAGTACCGGTACGAGGTCGGCTCGTCGTCCGGGGTCTGGTTCTCGTCGCTCATTGATGCTCGTCCCTTCCGAGTTTTACGAATGCGACATCGAGATCTGCGTCGGCCGTACGCTTCCACCGGTCGACCTCCACGAAACCGCGCGTCGTGGCGACCTCGGTCAGGAGGTCGTACGAGCTGGCTCCGGCGGAGTTATCAGAAGCGGACGTGACCACGATCAACAGGCGCAGGCTGTCCCAGGGTGCAAACTCCAGGACGGCCAATTCGTGACCCGGAATGTTCACAACAGCAACGTGGGCGAGCGGGCACGCGGCGTCAAGCCGGAACCCAACCTCGCCCGTCACCTCTTGAACGTCCACCCCGGGAAAGCGGGTGCGCAACGCCCGGACCCGATCAGGGGCCGACTCCACCACGGTGATGTTGGTGAAACCGGCCTCGTAGTACTCGGGTATCTCGCGGCCTTGAGCGTTGCCGACGTGGACCAAAGGCCCGGGTTTCACCTGATGTCGGCGGCACAAAGCCGAAAAGCCAGGCATGCACACCTCCTTGATGTCAGGCGGAGTTGCCGATGACCACGATGTCGTAGTTGACCGACGTGCTGCCCGCGCTGTTCGCGACCTTCAGCAGGTCGCCCGTTCCGGCCGTCACGCCCCACCCGGTGGCGTCGGCGACACCAGCCATGAAGCACGCTGCTGCGCCCGGTCGCAGCGTGACGGTTCCGGTGCTGTTCAGCAGGGTCGCCCAGGCGTTCGCCGAGGCCGCACCGAAGATGACGTTGTTGGTGTTGTCCTTGTCGGCCGCAATGACGAGGGCCTTGATGCGGACGAACGCCGCCGAGCCGCCCAGGGCGTCGAGCAGGGCACCCGACAGGTCCAGGTCCTCGGTCGCGCTGGCCGCCAGGGTGCGCGTGTCCGCGAACATCCGGTCGGCCTTGCCCGCTCCGGTGCCGCTGGCGAGCTGCACCGCACGGCTGAAGCTGAGCGGGGAGCTGATCGACGCGAGGTCGGTCGTTCCCGTGAGTGTGGCGCTCGCCGAGATGGCCAGAGCGCTCTTGAGTGCCATGTTCGGTTACCCTCCCGATGGGCGGGGGTGCCACCACCCCCGCCCGTGCCGCGTCACAGCTCGGTGACGTCCTTGTCGATCTCGATGTCGGCCTGGAGCACCAGCAGGGTGCCGTCACCGGAGACCACGGTGAACGCGAGAACGTCCCCGGCGGCCATCTTGCCGGAACCGACCCCGGCGTCGTCCGTCTGGTCGGTCGCGCCGGACGCGAACGCCGACGAACCGGCGGTCAGGTTGGCACTCAGCACGTTGGTGCTGTTGATCTTGGCGTTGACGGCGTTCGCCGCACCGCCGGTACGGTACGCCCGGATGTGGGTCACCCGGCAGGGCCAGGGGGCACGCCAGACGACCGTGTCGCCCGTGGCGACCGGGGCACCGGTCAGCCGCTGCGTCACCGAGTGGAACCTACGGCCTACGGCCATGGTTGATGTCCTTCCTTCACGAGGGTGGGACCGGGCGGGGACGACCTCAGTCGTCCCCAGCCGATCAGGCGTTGTCCGCGCCCTTGATCAGGACGGCGCGGTTCGGGTCGATGACCTTGGTGCCGTACAGGCAGTCGATCGAGACGACGTCCTGCTTCTGGTCGATGTCGTAGTCGTAGACCACGCGCAGACCGAAGCCCTTGTAGTTCGCGATCGCCGCGTTCTGCGCACCTCGGGGGAGCGCCAGCGGACGGAACGCGAGGGCGATGGCGGTGTTGTGGAACGCCAGGCCGACCTCGGTCGAGGACTCGCCGCTGACCGCCGTGGGCGGGGTGACGTTCTGCGACACGTACGGGTCGAACCCGAACACGCGACGACCCAGGTTCGCCTCGCGCAGGCCCTCCGTGTCACCACGGGCGTCGGCGCGGTTGAACAGGTCGTCACCGAGCCACGCGGCCTGGGTGATCGGGCCGATGACGATCCGGCGGTTGTTGGTCGGCACGTTGCGCTGCGTGAGCACACGACCGGCGTCGATCGCGACGCGCGGGTTGTCCCACGCGTACTCGTTGGTGCCCGGCAGCGGCGGGTTCGTACCGCCGACCACGCCGACCTCCTGCGTCACGTTCGCCACGGCGTCCGCGTGCAGGTCCCGGTCGATCTTCTGGCTGATCGCCTCCATCGCCGGGTTCAGGAGCTGCTCGCCGAAGTCGAGGATGTTGAGCGTGAGGTCCTCGGACGTGACCGCGAACGACACGTCGGCGAAGTGGTTGAGCGTCAGCGGGACGCCGGTCTCCGTCGCGTTCTGGACGACGATGCCGTCCTGGCGGTTGTACTCCTGCGCCGTGAACGTGGTGGGCTTCCGGATGGTGATGGTGTCGCCGACCTGCTGGAACTCGGACTCGTAGTCGCGGTAGACCAGGTTCGGCATGACCGTGGTCTCGTAGAGGGTTGCCAGAGCGGCCCGCGCGATGATGTCGGGCGTCAGGAAGGTGTTGGCCACGGGGGCTCACTCCTTGGTTGCTGAAGGGTTAGGAACGGGGGCTCCGCCGCAGGCGACGGAAGTCGTCGATCGACATGGTCGAAAGATCCTGCGGCTGCGCGCCGGGTCCACCAGCGAACTGACCGCCCGAGGGGGGTACTGCGACCGGCGCGGGGGCCGGTGCGGCGGGTGCGACCGGAGCCGCACCCTGGGGGGTGGCGGGCTGTGCCGCCGGGTCGGCCGCAGGTGCGGGCTGCACCTGAAGCCAGGGTTGCGCCTGGACGGCCTCCGCGATCTTCGCGGTGAGAGCCTCGGCGTCCGAGGGGTCGACGTCCTTGATGGAGTCGAGGAACGCCCGGCTGTCCAGGAGGGCAGCGGCGTTGAAGTTGCCGCCACCCTGCGCCGTGCGGTACACGGCAAGTTCGACACGCGCCATCTTGGCGGTGTTGCGCTCACCCGCCAGCAGGTCGCGGAGCTGGTCCGGGTCGAGCTGCTCTTCGGCGGGAGTCTCGTCGGTCGTGATGCCCAGGGCCTTGGCGATGTCCTGGGCCATGGCCTTGCGGGCCTCGTCGGCTGCTGCCGTCTTGGCGTTGACCCGTGCCTTGGCCGCGTCGTCCCGGGCGTCCTTGATGATCTTCTGGGCCCAGTCCGGCAGGTCCTCGACCTGCTGACCTGCCGCCGGGGTGGCGGGGGTCTGGCCCTGCGGCTCCGTCGGTGACGGGGTGGCCGACGGAGCCGCAGGGGTCTGGGGGGCCGTGTCCTGGTTCGAACCACGGCCCGAGGTGATCACCCCGTCCGGGGCGGGCTGGCCGGGAAGACCGTGCTGGCCCGGGGTGCCCCCAGAAGGGGTCTCCGTGGCCGCCGGAGCGCCTGCGGGCTGGCCCTGGCCCTCCGGTGCCGGGGGCGTGCTCTCCGGGGCTCCCGTGCCCTGCTCCGGGCCTCCGGGCGGCTGAGTCTCGACGGGTGTCGCCATGATGGTCCTCATTTCGGGCGTCAAGCCCTAAGTCGGCCGAGCGACCTGCCCGGCGTGGTGTCAGCCCGGGTTGACCCCGAGCCAGTGGAGAAGAACGATGATGAACGTCGCCAGGATGATGACGTCGGTCAGTCCCCAAGTACGGTTCATGCTGCTCACCTCGTCGCGTCGTGACGCTCTCGGTTTGTCTTGCGTGGCAACCCCGTCTTGGCTGCGTGCTCGCGTGCCTTTTTGCGCCATTCCTTGAACTTGGCGTCAGCCGCTGCGCGCTCCTCGTCAGTCAACGCCACCGCCCTGCGTCGATCCCACTTCCTGGCGGTGCGCTCGATCTGACGAAGTCGTTGGGTGTCCTTGTACGTGACGCCCTTGGTGTCCGGTTTCTCGGGTGCGCGGGTGACCCCGGGCAAGTACGCGGTGATCGAGTGTCGGCAGTTGGGGTGAAATAGGCCCTTCGACCTGGCTTCCGCCAGCGAACCCGCCACCCGCACCGTGATCGAGCCTCGTTCACCCGCTCTGCGTACGGTGACCTCGTGCGCGCCCTCGGGTCCGTCGATCTCAAGGATCTTGCCTTCCCAGGGCTTGCACTTCTCGCACTCGTACGGGGCGTCGCTGACCATCACGAGTCGAACGCCTGCCGACTGGATGCGGTCGGCGTGAGCGTCAATCATGGTGTTGGCGACCTGGGTGCGCACGGCCATCTCAACATAGGTGGCCAGCTCCCACTTGCGACCGGCTCGGTCGACAAAGCCCGTGATCCCCTCGTTGGCGAACGCGGCCAGAGCCTGGCCAGCCGCTTTGAGTCGGGTTGTGGTTCCGGCCTCGACCTTGGCCGACGCTTGAGTGATCACCTTGTGGTAGATCGACATGTACTGATCGACCATGGCCGACTCGACCCGCTTGAGGTCGTCGGTGATCTTGCCTTCACCGCGCTTGCTGTGAACGCCGGAGGGTGGCGGAAGGTCGTCGGAGAGGGCTCCAAGTTCCCCGTCTGCTGCCGCCACACCCCGGCGTTCTGCTTCGGCCGCAGCCTTCTTGGCTGCCTTCCGTCCTCGTTTGAACAGGCCGGACAGCATGGTGCCGAGGGCCCGACGCAAAGGCCCTGCGGCGTTGCGTCGATCTGCTGACCAACCGTCCAGGTTGAGGCCGGTGCCGATGAACTGAGCCAGTCGCCCGAAGATGCCGAGTTCGGCGGACGCGTAGGCGTCGGCCACCTCCGCTGCAAGGTCCTCTGCGTCCTCGGGGGAAACTGACATCAGCCTGCCCCAGCGCGAGCCAGGGCCTGACCGTTGACCGCGTCGAGGGCAGAGCCGCCCTCAGGGTCCTCGGTCGTACCCGCCGGACCGTCGCCCGGTGGGAGTTCGTCGCCAAGGTCGGCGTCGTCGTCGGCCTCGACCTCGACCGCTCCGTCGCCCTCGATCAGCTCGATCTCTTCCTCGACCTGGTCCTTGTCCCACTGCGGGTGCACCATCTGGATCTTGGTGCGCAGCGAGATTGCCTTGGCTGCGTCGAGCATCTGGACGATCTTGGACGTGGTTTCCATGTCGGTCTGCACGCCGTCCGGCCACTCAAGGTTCGGCTGCTCGGTGACATCGCCAGCGTCCGAACGGAACCAGACCTTGTCCATTTGCAACGCGGCTTGTGCCAGCCGCGCGAGCGGAGGTCGCCAGTACCCGATCTTGCGATCTCGGGTGACAAAGCTTCGACGCTCGCGCGCCTGGACTTCAGTTGCCGTGGCCGGTCCGCCCTGGTCGCCTTCGCCGAAGGTCTGGGCAGCGTATCCGGCACCGCGCAACGCCTGTACGGCGAGGTTACGGCACGCGGTCAGGTGTTCGTCGACCCGGATGTTGAACTGCACCTCTTCGATCGAGATGCCCTCGTTGTCCGGCATGGCCTTGACCGGGGTGAACAGCTCGCGCTCAGCGCTGAACCGCGCACCTCGACCGGGGCCGTTCGACTCCAGGTAGCTCTCGGGCACGACCAGCCGGGACTTGCCGAGGCGGATGTCCCGCATCAGGCTCGACCATGCCTCGTCGAGGGCGTCCATCGTCGGCTCGATGCTCTGAAAGTCCGAGCGACCGAGCGGCGACCCGCGCATCAGGCGGTTCGGCCGCATGTTCGGTACGTACTCGGCCGTGAGCAGCTCCGTACCCGTCATCGCACGGCCAGCGTCGCCGACCTGCTGATAGAATCCCTCGGTCTCGGGGTGCATCCTGAGGTCGACCTGGACACCCAGACGTTCCTCGGTGCCGATGTACAAGCCGTGGTAGATCCACCCCGGCTCGTGCCGTTCGACGTGTCGGTACACCTTGCCCTGGTCGTTCTGAAGCTCGCGCCAGAACATCACGGCCTTGAGCCGACTACCACGCCACTCCGGCACCGCGCTTTCGGGCGGGATGGCGTCGAATACCGGCGTCCCCATCTCCAGGTCGGCATTCACCCGCAGGTAAACACCGCCCAGCGCGCTGTCGATCTCGGAACCTTCGAGCAGAACCGGGATCAGCCCGTTTTCGACGATCTTGTCGAGTCGGCCCTGGGTGTTCTCTGCACCGTCCAGGTCCTCGGGGATCGTGAACGCCGGAGGTTCGCCGAACAGCAGATCCGCGCTGGTCGACGCGATGTCGCCAGCGAGCGGAATGTGCAGCTTGGCGTCACGCAGACTGCCCGGCTCGGGCGGGTTGCCCCAGAAGAAGCGCGAGGTCTGGTCGAGCATGTTGTTCGCGCTGTCCGGGTACTGCTTCGGGTCGATCATCGCCCCGAATCCGTTGGACACCTGGTAGAACTTGCGCAGCTCCTGCGGGTCGCCGGAGTACCACGCGCCCCACTCCCGGTAGTGCCTGTCGGCTTTCTTGCACTCAGCCGGGGGCCAAACCGGGTTGTTGTCAGGCAGAGGCACGCCGCCACCTCCCCGGTGCGCTCACAGCAACTATTGACGATTGACGTTTGGTCATGCTGCCTGCTCCATGTCCTCGGGGAGAACCGGGGCCCTCAACATGCCGTTCCAGATGGGTCGGGTCGTGAACACGGCGTAGCGTCCGGCGTCCAGGCTGTGGTCGTCCGACTTGATCGGCTCGTCGTTGCCCTTGCCGCTGGCCTTCTCGTCCCACGAATACCCGGGGATCTCGTCGATAAAGCCAGCACACGACCTGTGCACCTTGAGCCGGTCCGTGGTCAGCAGCGAGCCAAACGTGTTGATGCCCGACTTGACCTCGTTGTTGGCCAGCCGTGCCGTCACGCCGTCCTCGTAGAGCTGAATCCGGAAGCTGGCCGCTGACGGGTCGAGGACCCACCATTCGGGGCGCACGCCCTTGAGCGTCGAGCCGGGCACCGGGTGTTGCGCCAGGAACTCGCGAACCTGCCGGGAGTACTCGACGTCAGTGAGCTGCCGCTTTTTCAGCTTGGAGTCCCAGCGGTACTCGCGGGCAAGGTACAGCCGCTTGTCCGCGCCGAGCCCCAGGGTCAGCGCGCTGAACGGGTTGGTGGTGCCGTAGTCGATGCCGACGGCCAGCCACTTCACCATCATGGGCAAGACGTCGACGACCATGCGGTCTTCGTCCCACATCTCGTAGACCGCGCCCTCGGACTGGACCCAGTTGCCCAGGATGAACCGCTTGTACCACAGGCCCGTGTACTCGGACTTGAGGTCACGCACGTAGTCCGGGTCAAGCGACGGGTTGTCGTCGATGCCGAACTTCCAGTGCCTCAGGTTCAGCTCGCCTTGGCGGCTGATGTACTCCTTGCGGAGCCAGTGCGCCGGGTTGTCCGGGTTCGTCGTGGCAAACATCCGCGCGCCCTTGACGGACATGCGGCCGAGCATCTGGCGGAAGAAGTCGTACGGCAGCAGGGTCGCTTCGTCGACGTACGCCAGGCAGACCGTCGCACCTCGAAGCTTGCCCTCGGCCTGCTTGTCGTTCGCGCCGATCAAGTGGATCGTCCGGCCGAAGATCTTGCAGACGGTCGCGCCAGCGGTCCACTTGACGTGCTTCGAAAGCAGCCGACCCATAACGCCGTCGTCTGTGATCGGCTCCAGCACGTTGCGCCCGATCGTGTCGAGCGTGCGGCCAGCGATGACGATCAAACCGGCGCTCGGTGCCACGGCCACCGCCATCAGGAACGCGACCAGGCTGGCAAAGGTCTTGCCGGACCGGATCGCGCCGTGCCACACGTTGATTCGGGCTTCACTGTCGAGGATGCTGACCACCTGGCGCGGTGACATCATCGCCGTCAGCTTGCCCAGCTCACGCACCTTCACCGCCCGAGTCGTCGGCGAGTTCGCCCTGGATGATGGTGCGGGCTTCCTCCGAGTCGAACGCGACGCCGTGTTTGGCCTCAAACTCGTCGCGGACCTTGCCCATCTGCTCGCGCAGTTCCATCAGGAAGTCCTTGGCGTCCTGCGCCGACTCGCCCTGGGCAGCGTCGAGAGCGTCGAGCTTGAAGATGCCATCGAGGTTGATCTGGATGGCCTTGTACGCGGCCAGCACCTCGGGAAGCGGTGGCAATTCGGCCGTGAGCGTCTCGATGCCCTCCTTGGTCACGACCTCGCGAGACCAGGAGGACCACGCCCGTACGCGCAGACGTTGAATGTCGCCGTACATCTGCTCTTTGAGGACCTCGCGACGTTGACGGTTGTTGGCCGCCATCGCCCGGGTCGCTTCCTCGGTGATGTCCGTCTTCTTGTGAGCCGACAGGTCCTCTTGGTTCGCGATGTAGGTCACCGTGGACTGCCCGACGTTGTTCCGTCGCGCGATCTCGTTTCGACCGTACTTGCCCGACCTGAGATCCTCGACGACCTGGGCCCTCAGTTCAGGCGGCAGCCGGTTCGGCGCACGTCCGTTCGGGTCCGACCCCAT